CTCTTCCGATCTCTATCGCTTGTGAATCGAAGTTGCAGGGCGAGATTGATGGATATGATTGCTCTAATTATCAATTATTTAGATGTCCCTCTTGGGGCGGTTTTACAAGTGGAGATGTAGGCTAAAATATTGATAATTAACTCTTTATAGGGGTGAAATAATAATTCAAACATAATAAAACAGGTTAGACATCTCTCTTTTTTTACCAATAATACATAAGGAAACACTGAAAACTGATTAAAAACATACTCTTTTGAAAGAAAATAATTGTATATGATAACTATTCTTGATAAAAACTTGCAAAATACAAATATATATATTAATTTTGCAATCAAAACAATACGAATATATAAATGAGAACTAAAATCGACATCCGTCGCGCCATAACAGAGCGCGGTTACACCATTACGTCTTTCTGTCAGAAGTTCGACCTAAAGACGCAGAACATCATTCAGAATTACATCAAAGGCAACCCTTCAATAAAACGTTTGGAAGACTTTTGTGAGAAACTGGATTGCGACATCACGGATTTATTCTATCCAATAGGTGATTCGGATAATGTCAAGGAAAACGTTCTTTTATTTGACAAAAAGAAAGAGGAGAAAAAAGAAAATACGCAAGAGGAAGCGCAGTCTACAATTACCACCACCACCTTCTGTCCTCATTGTGGCGCAAAAGTAAGGGTGGGAGTATTGTTGCTCACTGAATAAAGAAACACACAAAACCTCCTCGACACGCTCTTTTCTTTCAGAGCCATGCCAGGGGGTGGCGCGAATAGCATGCTGCTCTGTGTTAGGATTGTTAATCACATGACGGTCGGAATGGTAAGTTTCACCCGTGCGTTTGTTCACACTGTAAATCACGCCCTTTTTGGAGAACAACTTACAAGAAATCGACTGAATGTCAGTCGCGAATTTAACTTTTGGCATAATGCAAAAAATTTTAAAGGTGATAAACTACGAAAGTACTAACGTATAAAAATATCCATGTATGAAAAAATCAATCAAAATGATGCTTCTGTTGGCAATGATGCTCGTTGCCCATACAGCAAAAGCACAAGTGGTGTTCTCAACCTTTAAGTTAAAACCTACCATCCTCTACACCTCCAAGGAACTGAACGTTGGGTTTACGTGCCAGGGAGAGAAGAAGGTGAAGTATGTCAAAGTGGAGTGGTGTGCCGTAAACGAGGTGGGCGACGTGTCAGGAGGCATGACTCCAAACCTTCTGTTGCGCAAGGTATCGGCAACCGGACCTTTCGACACGAATAAGAAATATAAGCGTGTGGCTAACGCTGCCTATATCGGAGGGGAGAAGGTGCATGCCTTGCCCGTCAGCATCTGCATAGAGTATATGGACGGTACCGACTGGGAGCAGGACGTGACGAAGGACAACTATCAGCAGTACTTCCCCAACTTGAAGTGGATTGACTTCACTGTGCCAGGTGAATAAACAACAAGAACAAAACAAAAATGGCGAACCACTTTTGTAGTCTCGCCTTTTTGTTGTATCTTTGCAAAAGTATTTTTTAGAATTTCATATTCTATAAAGTATTTAAAATGTTATTGCCGCTCTTGGTCCGCGAGGATGAAGAGCGGTTTTTTAGTGTCGGCAGCAACACGCTCGTTGCTTTGCCGTAATAGCGGTTTCGGCTCACACATCACTCAGCAAAACGTTGAGCCTCCCACTGTCGTCGCGTTTTTAATCCCTCGAGTTGTTTACCACCAGCATATACCCATTTAAGAAATTCGGCTTGTATGGCTTCCAGCGTGTCGTTGCGCTGTATGCGTTTAAACAGTGTTGAAGCCTTGAACGCACCTATGCCCAAATTGTAACAAAAATCGGCACAGGCATCGAAACGTCCTTGTGTTTTCGTTATTTCGGGGATAGATGATAAGAAGCGTTCGATAGGTCGGAGGTCGGACCGCAGCCATGCCTCTGCCAGACTTTCATTACAAGTGGTGCGGGGCGTAACGCCATGTGTGTGGCCGTAGCCACAGGTCCACACGCCCGCCGCGCAACGGTATGCCTTGCGGCGATAACCCTCAAACGCTTTTAGCTTGTTTATTAAGATGTCGCTTATATTCATAGCTGGTATATGTTAAAGTAACGCCACACACACAACAAACCCCACCGCGCATCCTATGCCGCCCCACATCAGGTCCACCTTATCAAAGCCACCGCCATATTCAGCGTCGGCACGCTCCTTGCGCAACCCAACCGCAAACACCGCCAATGCGCTAATCATCGCTGTCACCCACACGTGCAGCATGGCAAACGCCCTACACAGCGCCATTGTGCCCACCACCGTAGCGGCCACACTCAGAAACAGGTGCACCAGTCTGTCGGCACCCACCTTGGCCACCAGCTTCTGATAGCCATCATACACCTTCTTACAGATGTTTCTAATTTTTTCTTTCATATTACTAAACATTTTTTAAGTTACTTATTTTTCTTACTTAGGCAAGCCGCAAAGCCGAACGAACAAGCAAATCTCCTCGTCAACTTGTCAACTCGTCAACTTGTCTCCTGGCTCACTGCCTAAAAACAATCTCGCCCGTGTCGGCATCATACGACACACTAAACCTACTCACCTTAGCCACCTGCGCCTCCCAGTCAGCCAACGTGCCCTCATAGCCTTGCTCTTTGGCTACATCATAGGCGCTACGGCCAGCGTCGCCCTTAAATTTCGTGCCTGGCACACGGTAGCACGTCTTCGTGCCATCAGCATTGCTACGCACCAGCAGTAGCACATCATCATTCTGCACACCGTCGGGCACCACGTCCAGCGACGTTACGTCAATATAACTCACCTCTGCCATAGCCTTTACTCCTTCCATCATTAACAGTTATTACCAGGTCAGGCCCATCCACGCGCACACTGATAGCGCTTTTCACAGCCTCGCCAGCGGCCTCTTTGGCCACCTCCTTCAGCGGCTCGCCATCCAGCATCACCACCCACGATGTAGAGCCCTTTTTGGGCTCCGATGACGTCACCTCAACCGCTTGCCAGCAGCACAGCCCATGGCTCACCAGCGAGCCCACGGCATACATCTTGCCCTTCACCCACTCGCCACAAGGCAGTAGCTGTGGCGCAGCAGCATACACCACCACCTGTGTGTCTATCTCCACGCTCGGCTCGTTGTCGTCAACCTCGCTTAGCACCGTGTCTGCCATCGCGTTATTGTCAACAATACGTATCTGCTCATATTCGTTGCTACGCCAGCTCGTGCCTAACAGTTTGCCACACACCTCCAGCGCATACGTACCTATCGGCAGTGTGGCGGGCACCTGAGCACGCAATCTGCCCTCGTCTTCAATTACAAACGCAAGGTCAAATCGACGCACAGCGCTCACCAGCCGCACATGTATCTCTTCACATACAGCCAATGGCATAGCCACCATCTGCCCCTCTTCCATACGTCGCACAGGTATCAGGAGCGCGAAATTATTTCCTTTTACTATACTTTTCATATCTTCTAAGTTATATGTTACACCAATAAGTCAATAACACTAACCACGCCGCTGTAACCTCGGCCATCAACCACAGCTTGCTTTCTTTGTAGCGATGGCATAACAGCCAATACCAGCCATACAATGACACGATACACAACGTTAAAGGCCAGTCTACCGTCAAGCACCATGCCACGCCCGACACGCCCGACACAATAGCCGCACCTTTATGTTCCGCCCGCTCGCCAGCATCAAGAAAACGCGGTGCAGTGCCCACAAATATCAGCCCCAAACACGTTAAAAACGCAAGGCATGGCTCACCAAGTCCGCTGTCAAGCAGACATACCATCATCACTATGCCCAGCACCACCATTGCCAACTGGAACAGCCTCCCACGCCTGCCCAGCAGGTAGTAGATGCTGCTCAACATGTCGGGCACACCGTGCTTATCTATCACCACGCACAGCAACGCCACAAAGAGCAAGGTCGCTATCACACTTAATAACACCATATTACACCTCCATAGTTAGTTTTTGTGGGTAGCCCCCCATATAGTCGTAGCCCAACACATCCTCCAGCGTCGTCATCTCGGTCACAGCCTTCTTATGTGCTGCCGTAACGTTAAAGCACTCCAGCGCATACATCTCCAGCGCCGATAGCAGTTGTATCGCCTTGTCGCAGTCTACCACCAGCTTCGCCTCGCCCAGCCACAGCGTCGTCGTGGCCTGTCCCATTGTTTTTGCGATTGTGGTAGAGTTCATTAGTCCCACACGTGTAGCCTTATCCAGCCACACCTTCTGCCCGTTCAGTATAAAACCATTCACGGCAGAAGATGTATCATACCTTTCGATGTCGGCAAGCACAGTCTTCTTCGCTCTCCCAAGCACAGCAGTCTCCGAGCTTACGTCGTCTATCCAGCACACATCATACGCATATTGCGTCTTTTCGTGCTCTTCTTGTCGTATCACGCCATCATCGTCCATGCCCACGGGCACAGCTTCGCGTGTGGTGACTACTTGCTCATTAAGAGCCACCATCGCCCGCCCGCTCTTGCTTATGCTTATACGAGGCTGGCGCTCATCAAATACTTGTTTTGTTGTTCTCATGTTCATCAATTATTTAGTTATTATATACCATATTTCTTGCATAACAGTTCACACGCTTCTTGATTGCTCGTATGAAACTGCTCAAAATAGAACGATATGCCCTCAGACATAATGCGCGTCTTTAAGGGCAACGATACGCTACCATCTTTAACAAGTTTGAAAAGCTCTTTTATCTCGTAGCTGCCGTTATTGGCAATATACAGATGCTTCGTACCATCATCGTTGAAAGCGATAAACTGGAAGCGAACAAAATATTCGCTATCCTTATGGTTTTGTCGCACAGTATAGTCGGTTATCACTACCGTCTTACCCTCCACTTTATTCAGTTTTATCAGTTCACCAGCCATAGGCCGAACCGACATACCTTTTTGATTTTTCATTCGTTTTAATCTTCTTATATCATGTCTAATTAGTCGTACCAATCTTCGGCTGTCAGTCTTCATTAACATACCATGATAGCCAGCATAGCGCTGTTGGCTTCGCCCAGCGGCACGTATGGCCCTACGGCGTATCTCACCACGTACATTGACGAATGTTCCTTCATACCGTTGTTTGCAAAACATAAAGCCATTCTTCACACGCGCTACATGCCAGTCGTTCTTCATTTCCATGCCGTATCGCCCTGCCAGATAACTCTGTTCCCAATGCAATGCCTCTACTACCTTCTTGCGGTCATTGTCCATCATAATACGGTTATCGCCAAAGGCAGCATAAAACTGAAGATGAAAACGGCGCATCAACGCCTCGTCCATATCGGCTAAGGTCAGCATAGCAAATAGTTGAGAGAGTGTACCACCTATCACCAGCGTTTCATGTTGCATCAATATTTCGTATAGCAATTTACGAGCAAATGGGCAGGTTACAGTCTCAAACACCACACCAAGCACCACCTTACTACTTAAACTTTCGTAAAAATGATGAATATCAGTAAGACCAGCACTGGCATTAGGATGCCTCTTAACATACGTTCTTATACGGTTTATCATGCAATATCTACGGTCGTTGCTCCATAGACTGCGGCCTTTTATGCCTGAATAGCACCAGCGAGGTATTTTGTTCGTCAAGCGCTCTTGTAGCACTATCAGCAGCACATTCTGTATGCAGCGGTCATACACCGAGTAGATGTCGGCATTGCGATTTTTGTCGCCCTTGCCTTTCTTCTCAATGACACGATGCACCGTAGGCTGGCATTTATACGTCTCGTCCGTCAACTCTCGTATGATACGCTGTATCACGGCTTCCTTGTTATCGGCTATCTTGCGCACTTCTGGCGAGTCGCTTGCCCTGTCAAGGCAGCGCTCTACGCCCATGCTCACGATTGTCGGGTTTGTCAAAAATCGCTTTAAGTTTCTCAATTTCTTCTTATGATTTGCTGTCCTTAGTTCATCGAGGATATTTCCCTCGTGGGTAGCCTTCATTGGTGTGGCATCATTCTCGATAATGCCATCTGCCTCTGCGCTCTCGCCCCAAAATGGCAAAGAGCGGCAGTCTACCAATCCGCGCCCACCAGTGGCGGCACAGTTGTTCGTAATGTTTGACCTTGTTGGTCGCGATGTAAGGCGTTTCCTACTATCATCTACCTGATTGACAGCCACAGCCCCAGCGTAATTACCATTGCTATTGCTAACAGCGTTGTTGCAATTAGCAGTGCGAGACGCAGCATTACCGTTGTCCGCATTGCACCCAACAGCGAGAGCCTGTTCCTTACCGTCGCTCTTGTCTTTGCCAACCATCACGCACGGCTCAGATGCTTTCGCATCCACCGCAGGAGAGAGCATACCGTGCGCTTCTCGGCAAGACGTACCCACCGCACAGCCGTACATCATCCCATTCTTCGATGATGGCTGCTTCGATTGTTCGTTATTTTTCTGTTCGATGAGAGTCATATTATTCTTTTTCTTGAGATATTCTTAAAGTTTTTTGATTATTTGCTGGCTCCATTTTTGGCCCAAGCGTAGCGGCTAAGAGCCGCCGCTACGCTCGCTGTAAGGCTTTGCTACAGCTTCTGGTCTAACAGCCGACTGCTTTTCTTATCGCTGCCTCATTATTGCTTTAGTTTTAGTTGAGGGACAGCCACAGCCCCAGCGTAAACACCATTGCTAGCGCTAACAGCGCTGATGCAATTAGCAGTGCGAGACGCAGCATCACCGTTGACCGCAGCGCACCCAACAGCGAGAGCCTTCACACCTTCCTTACCTTCTTCGGGCAAACCATCCTTGCAAGCACCATACATATAATGATTGTTCCAGGTATAGCAGCACTCGCCAGTATGCAGATTGCCGCCAAACGCCTCATAGCAGAACAAGTTACGGGTGTAGTTTATCTTTTTGCTGTAACCCGAAGTACCGCTTACGCTAAGTTTATTCGTCAGGCCGTGCAGTATGCCAAAGTCAGTACCTACATCGCCATAAGCTATATCGCTCGTAAGAGACACAATGTCTTGCCATTTGTTAGCGTAGTAAAAATAATCAACATAGCTTCCGTCTATCTTGCTCGACGTATAATGAGCACCGCACAACTGTCTGAACATGCCATCAAAAGGAAGGCTCATGCCACGATAACAAGAGTGTGAAAATTTGCCAATCACATAGCCTCCTGTCAGGTCGGTATCGTCGCAATAGGTGCCATCGGCAAATTCCATCTTAATGTAGCAGTTGGCAACGGCGGTCATCACGCCCTCGCTTATACCTTGACAGTTGGGTACATCGCGCACCACGTAGTAGCGTTTGTTCACTTCCATGCCTGTGCCTGTGCTCACGTTTATGCTTCCATCCTCCGAACATACCACATTGCCATCGGTATTAAAGTAAAAAATGTTTTGTGATTGGCCCACCTTCTCTTGTAGCCCAGCCTTGGTTATGCCATCCAACAGAATCTGTATCTCTCCGCACTTTGTGATGACATAGAAAGAGCCGCCAAACATGCCTTTTAGGTTATAACTCTTTGTACCGCTTGCACCTTTCTTCCAGGTTTGATCCATGATGCCGCTATATTTTACAACTGAACCGTCGGCCTTAAATGTTTTTACGCCAGACACAGCCGCCATTCTATCATCTGCCCATGTCGCCTCATTCGCAATGCTGGTATGTGTGCAGCCCACGCCAAAACGATAAAGGTCAGCGGTGTCGAGCGTACCAAGTTCTATAAACATCATCATTATCCAAAGTTCGTAAAACTCGTAGTAGCAGCCCATGTAGGGATAGTTGGTGTTGGCATCAGCATTTTTGTTTTGCGCCATGTGAATAGAGCTTAGTCCGCTAACTGACCATGTAGGATAGCCCTTACCGTCAACGTTTAATGGGTCCTTTACCGTGCCAGCCGCCGCGCTACCACTGCCCGCTATCTCGTCAGATATTATGCAATGCGCACAGGTACGCTCGTCGCCCTCCAATTTTGTGTTAACGGTGTAGAAAGGTGAAAAGGCAAAAGGCTCAAACTTCTTCGACGCATAGCCCTGCCAATAGCAAGGCACCATGCCTATGCCCATGCTGCTCATCGTAAAGCCATCAAGCATGCCATTGGCTCTGATAACATGCAGCGGTATGTCTGTGTAGATAAGCAGGTCGCCTTCTGTACCGTCTACCTTCATGGCCTCGCCATTGGCTGCAAGCGTTATTCGTCCAGGGGCGCACTCGTGCTGAAGCACGGCCTCGTTGCCTACGCGCTTCACCGTGCCAAACTTCATGTGCTTGCCTATCTCGCGTATCTGCTTGCGTGTGCCATAAACATAATCAGGAGATGGTTTAGGGTCGTTATCTCCCGATATACGCGCAAAGCCTACAAAAGCATCACCAAACATGTTTAGTTTCTTTTGTAAGGTTTCTGTTGTCGCCTTCGCCTCGTCTACCTTCTGATTGATTTTAGACAGCTGCGTACACATGCTGGCTGTCATACCGTCTCTCACCACCTTCATGGTAAGGTCGGCCACGTCCACCTTGTAGCTCACCACCACCTTGATAGCGCTGCGGGCCTGGAAGTTTGATACAAATCGGCAGTAGCCATCTACAGGCAGCTCGGCATCAGCGTTCAGCAGCGTCAAGGGCTGATAGCTGCCCACCTTTGTCTGGAACGTGGCTGGCAAGTAGTCCACCGTCTGCCCTGTCTGGTCGTCAGTTATCACACACACCTCGCCCTGTGCCTCTGTGCCAGCGGCCGTTGTGCCCTCTTGTGGGGTGTAGGCATAGGTGTATGTATGTGTTTTGCCATCGTATGTAGCCTTGGCAGTGGCCACACGGCCTTTCTCGTCGTAGGTGTAGGCATATTCTATCGCGCGGCGCTCTACCTTGTCTATATACTCAGCAAACACGCACACGCTACCATCGGTAGCGCCTGGTTTGAACAGATACTCGTTACCTAACTCGGCAGTAAACTCGGCCATTGCCCAACCAGCCTTCGCGGTCTTCACACCATCTTTGCTCACTACATAGCCCGTCTGCGAGGCCGACAGCACAATGTCGGGGCGGTCCGAGTAAGGGCCAAGGCTCTGCTTCATACGTGCCACATCGGCAGCATCGCCCAGCTGTACCTGTGACGACTCGCCATTGCGGTCAGTCACCATCAGCATATTGTCTTTGCCCAGTTTTGCGTTCACGCTGTTAGCGCCATCGGTGGCCGTTTGGGCAGCCTCTGCCGCATCGTTGGCCAGCTTTGTGGCTTTCATGGCAGCATCAGCAGCGCTGGCCGCCTTTGTGGCTTGCGTTTCGGCTTTCGTCGCGGCTTCATTCGCCAGCGTCGCTGAGTCGTTAGCGTCTACGCCCGACTGCTCACAATCTTCAACGGCCTTCTTGGCCTTAGCCACCACGTCAGCTATGTTGATACACTCTTCCCACCAGTCGGTATCGGTCAGGGCATGGCCCACGTTCACGCCGCTATCATCTACTTTTTTGCTAAGGTACATGGTTGCGCCATCTATTACGAGGTAGTCAAGCAGTTTATATTGCCTTGCTGCCTCCCACACCGTACCCACCTTAGTAGGTATAATTTTAACTCTTGTTTCGCTCATAATTGATTATTTTTTATTGTTAATTCGCTTTATTTATTTCTGTCGTCCATTGTCTGCCACCCTCGTTCTCGACTGTCACGGTAGTGTGGTCGGCAACAGCGATAATTGTGCTCGCTGGCAGACTGTATATTTCTGTGTTGGTAAACGTCATCTCCAGCGTATCTTGGTTCAGCACGTTCTTACTGTCTTGACTATGCAGCGTAACCATCTGTGCATTGTAAGCCGAGCGCACCTTTACCGTCACCACGCCCTCCTTTATCATTTTAATGTTGCCGCTATTATTTTTTACAGTCAGCTTCACGGTGTACGACAGCACATGCATCTTTCCTCCATTCAATCCTGTGGCTACACTATAACTATAGCTGCCCGTTATTACATCGTCTACCACAATCACAGCGTTGGGGTTAAGCAGCGGTTTGGCGTTAGTGCCGTTAGCACTGATAACAAGGCCGATGGTGCCATCAGGATTGTAGAATATAAAAGCTGGCAGACCATCGGTATCAAGGCCCAACTGTATCTTTGCTTTGCTCTGTGTAGTGGCCATGGTTATCATGCCATCTTCTATGTCTACGCTCAACACCTTGCTCTCGCTCTTGCTCACGCTGTGCAACGACCGTGCTATCAGGTTGCCCTCCTCGTCTACTGAAGAGGTGCGCACACCAGCCGAGTTTTCTGTGTAGAATTTGTTAGCCTTAGCCACGATACAGCTATCATCGCCATTTATCTGTACGCCAGCCTTCTCAATGCCTGTCGCCACATCGCGCACACTAACAGCCACCTTGTCGCTCTGTATCTTAAATTCAGAAAACGATTGCGCCTTATCAACGCCACCGTCACGTTCCGAAAAGAAATAAAAGTAGTCCGAGTTGATATGCGTTCTAATAGGAGAGATAAGAGCCGTTAGGTCGCGCCACTGCCACACGCTTTTGTTGGCCGTTGCCTCACCATTCACGATAACCTCGCGCAGCCTACCTATGCCGTGATACATCGACAGCGATGGCGTTGTCTCTATATCGCCATCATCGCTACTCGTGCACAGGCGTATCACGTTGCCACGGCTCAGCCATCGCACCTGGTCGCCACACTGCACAATCACATCGCCAGCCATCGGCGCATCAGGCGCACCGCCATCGGCAGTAGGCTCGTAGCCATAAAAGCCTCTATTCATCAAAAGTACGCCATCGTCATCCTTTATGGTTTGAACATCGGTAGCACTGCCCTCTTGTAACGCAAAGGCTATCACAAAAGAAATGTTGCCCTTACGCTGCACCATGCCAACAGGCTCGCCAGCCCAGCGCAATACATCGCCCTTCGCGGTCAGCACACTGCCCGACGTATAGTAGGGTATCTTATACGCCACGGCCGAAAATTTTGCTATATTGCTCAACAGCACATAGTCGTATATCTTGCCATCGTCAAGACGCTCTTGACCCACGCCTACAACCAGTCGCCAATATCTGCGGTTGCCGCCAGTGTTACCACTAACGTTGAACGTCTGGCATAGCGCCATCATTCCTATGCGCCACCAGTTCATGGTCTGTGTGGTTCCATCATCGGCCTTCGCCCAGCACTTATAGGCCACGATAGCACCCTTATCATCAGTAACAGCGGCCACACGGGCCAATGTGCTGCCAGCGTTGCTAAACAGCAGCGTGCCACCGCTGTATGACACCTTGCGTATCTCAGTGCTCATCGCTACCAGCTTGCCACGTATGTTAGCATCGTCTACCCACAAGTGGCTCTTGCCATCAGCACCCACAAACAGGTCAAAGCCGCGCCCGCTAATAAGGTTGCGGTCGCCCACATCAGCACCCTTAGAGCGCACACGGGCCACCTCTACATCGCCTAAACGAGCACCACCATCAGCACGCACAAACACATCGTCGCCCACGGTCAAGTCCTCGCGCACAACAATGCTCTCCACCTCGGCCGCACCATCAGCATTGATGGCAGCACCGCTTGTTAGACGCTCGTAAGACCCAGCTGTCAAGCCCTTCTCAAACGCTATCTCCTCCTGTGCGGTATCTCTATGCGTTCTTGACAGTGCATTTCTGTCAAGATAATCGGGTGTGACGATTGTGTCGTTAGATGTTACTGGCGTTACATCATCGGCTACACCTATAATGTCGCGCTTCTGTTCATCAAACGACAGTTTTCCACCTTGCATGATGGTGAGCGTATCGGCAAAAAGTTGGCGGAATTTGGTGCCTGCCTTCATCGTGATGTTCTTTAGGAAGGTCACGATACCGTCAAACGATGAATAATTATACCTATACCATTCGCTTTCGTTAGGCATGGCACTGATTGCTTCGTCAGTGGATAAGTAGCCATGTACTATTCTACCGCCTTTTTTCCAATCGCGCTGCACCGTACCGTTATCGCCCGACGAGGTGATGATGCCCTGCAGGAAGATGTAGTAGTATTTCTCGTCGCCTACCTGCTCTTCTTTTTCATTCTTGCCGTAGATGTCTATCTGTTCTGACGGAAACACGATCCATGCCGAAGCAGTGAGCGTCATGTCGCGAGGTATGGCGGCATAGACGTATTTTTCGGTGTTGGAATTGAATACCGTTGGAGCCGCTTGCAAGGGCCAGCGTCGGTAGTTGTGTCCGGCATCGAAGTCGATAATATTCTTGACGTACACAAGTATCTGGGCACCGCTTATGCACGATGCCTGGATATAGTTTGGATTGCCCAGCGCGTTTAGTTCTATATATAAAGCTGTCGGAGAAATCCAATAGTCTTTGGTTGTGGCTTGTGTCATATATTATGTTGATTTTCTATGGCGAATTTAGCTAAAAGCGTTAGCATAATACGGACATACCTAAACGCAAACGACCCCAAGAGCATGGTGACTCTTGAGGTCGTAAGGCTTTATAACTTTGTGCTGCCGCAGAAACTAAGGCGTGCTGTGAATGATACGCTATATATATCGTTCTTGGTGTCGTCGGCATATTTAATGGTGTCTTCCGACTCGATGATGCAGGGTAGAAACTTGCCGTTAATCTTCAGCCATACGTGTTCGGACATGAGCAATTCGTGAAGATACCAAGCGAGCCATGTTTCATCCAACGGGTCGGTCATATAGTTCCAACCCTCCTTGTTGCCCTGCTTGCGTACTGCCGACCGAGAGAAAGTGTGTAAGGTTTCCTTGCGCGCCACGGTGTAGTTGGTGGCTTCGATGGGCATTTCCTGCGCATAACTCTTGGGTATGCTGATGCTTTCAAGCACACCGAACGAATTGATGAAGCGAAACTCGGTGCGATGTGCTGCCTCAGAAGCAGGTAGGGCAAAGAGCTGTTGCCCGCCTATGGTCTGTGCGCCCTCTACGGTTATGTCGTAGGCTTTGGCTTCGGGTGCTTTCCAAGTGTCGGTTAGTAGACTGACAGCCGGACTGTACGCATCGGCATAGACAAGCTGTTCGCCTACGCACACCAACTGAGGTGTGGTGTTAGGCTTACGCGTGAGTCTGCCCACCTTCATGTCCTGCTCGCCCATCAATCGGTCATAGTCGGAAAAGCCACCAAAGATGGTTTGCTTCACGTCCTCTCCAGCGAGATAAGACACAGGCTCAGATTTCTTCACTTCGCCGTTAGTCATATACTCGTCGTATGCCGACACATTAAATCCTACGATAGGCATAACGCCTGGCTCAGGTGAATACTCGTAGGAGTCGCGAAAGGAGCGCAGGGCAGAAGAAATGTCTACTTGTACTTCTTTGCCATCTTCTGTCAAGACTGGCTCGGTCAAAGGTATGGTCTCGTAGTTTCCACCACTCATGCCACACTTCACATCGAACACCATTCGGTGAAAGGAAGGCGAGCCACTAAGCGTGAGAGGCTTAACGGCGAACGTGATAGGGTTTCCGTTGAATATAGAACCATCAACTAATTTCAGATTTGCTGCCATTGCTTAAAATTTTAATCAATAATTATTAGTCATTAAAACGTTGTGATTGCTATATAGCAAACACCTCAAGTTCCACTTCGCCCAATCCGTCCTTTGCCGATACCTCGGCGTTTACCTTGTCAATCAGACATTTCTTTCCGTCGATATTCCACCACTCTTTCCAGTGGTTCTGAATGTCGGCTACCTGAGCTACGGAGGCAAGACACTTGATATAGTAACGCTTGCGATTGAGGATAAAATGGATATAGTCAATTAGGAACACGTCTACGTAGCCTCGGTTCTTCACTTCGGGAGTGTTTACCACAAGTGGAGCATCTGCCCATTCGGGCTGCACCCAAGCACGCGGCTTGAGAGAGAAACGTTCGTCGTTATCAGCACTATTATAGGAATAGAAATTGCCGTAGTTGTCGATGCTGTCCGTTGTAAGCGCATAGTCACCAGCCTTTGTGCGCCACTTTGAGTTGCCAAAGCCATCATAGTTATAGTCGTAGGGTTCGTGAGTAGAATCCACGCCACCACCTCGCATTACAGCAATAGACAATCCCCAATCGTATGATTGAAGGGGCGAGTTGCCATCATCGGTGGAAGACGGATCATAGCTCTCACGCAAGCAAAGTTCCTCAGTGGCATAAAAGTCAGCCACCATAGACGACATGGTGTTCTTGACATACTGCTTCACGAACTCATGCTCCATGTCTTCGTCAACGAGAGCTACCATCTGGGTTTTAGCGTAAGAGCCGTTCACTTCACCAAACTCATAGCCTTCATATTGCTTGCCCACTTCGTTGGGCTGTTTAGGATTGTCAGTAGCGCAAGTGCTACCCGTGCTTGACGATAGAGCCATACGGTAGTTTGCATCCACCATACCCACAGGTACAAAGCTCGATTTAAACTCCCGAATGAAGTCTTCGTTAAGGGTAGAGCAATCGCCTATCTCTACACCTTTCATAGCAGCCACCTCAAACAAGCGAGCCTCCATATTGCTTGCATCAGTAAACTCCTTGTCAATCTTTACACGATACTTGTTACCCGTCTGAAGGTCCACAAACACGTTCATCTGTCCGTCGTTAACCTTGTGTATAATGTCTTTATAAACCATATTTGTCACGGTGCGATCCTTGGGGTATTCAATGTAGTCGTAGTCGGTGTTATAGTCCTTTACAGCGTTCTTCACGTTGCTTTTCTGCTCTTTTGCATCGCTCTCGGCTGCATATCCAGCACGCACACCAGTAATCTTCTCCGTGATGGGGAGCATACTGAGCACCTGGGCGTGAAAATCGCGAGGCGTAGGGTTCTGCTTACGGAATACGTCGCGGATGAGATAAGCCGTTACTTTCTTCTGCTCGTAATCGTAATGGAACTTAATGCCGAACTGTTGCTCCAAAGAATCGATAACGTCCGACACCGACTCGTCGGGAAAGTTCTTCTCGTTTGCATACATACGGAATATGCTTGCACTCATCTGAGCCTTCTTAATAGTGCTCTTGCAGGTGATGCTCGCCACGTTGTCCTTGCCCACAGTTACGGTCTCCCAATCGTCAAGAACTTTAACAACATCGGTAGTTTTGTATAATCCGTTGGTGAAAGGACCATTTAACAACTTCTCAACAACCTCATACGACACCTTACGATATTTCACCTCTTGCACGTCCTTGTTTTTGGGGTTTTCGAGCTTTAGAGTGCCGCCACAACCGCGAGAGTCGAGCCATTTGTTCACGTCTTCAAAAAGGTCCTTTGCATCCTTTTCGCTATTAGCTTGCTTCTGGAAAAAGCCAACCTTCACGTCGCCCTTCTTTTTCAGTCCGGCAAGAACCTCCTTGTCATTTTCCTCGTAGGTTTCCTTGGCATAAAGCGGTTTTATGTCGTAAGCACACTTTGTAGTGAAGAAACACAGACGCTTCATGTCGCCAATATCCTCCAATGCCGACTTGTCGAACTGCACGCCGAGATATTCAAACAAACAATCGAGAAAGAAGAGCATGTAGAAGCAAATACCCGATTGTGGGCGGTCGGCATCTAACACCCATATAGGTCCGCGGTCTTCATACATTTCCTGCTCGTGATTTTTGTTGTTCGGGTCTTCGCCCTTGCGTTTTGTGGAATACTGCACAAGACTGTCGGACGTGGTGCCATCATCGTTCAAGTCATGGTGGGCATAGCACACACGGGCGTTACAGAAGAGTTTATGAGGGTAAGCGTCACTCACGTTGATGTAAGAAGTCAGCACGTCTGGTATCTTAACGCTGTTACCGTTGGGGTAAGTGTATGTCTTCAACAATACAGCTTCGTGCAAATTGCCGGTTTCTTTGCATTGAGCAGGATAAGAGAAACCGAGGGCTTGAGGGGAGAAGGTAGTCTCCGTAGTATAGTCGTCGCCCACCGAGCCATACTTCTTATTGCTTTTCTTACCCTGGTATTTAATTTCTACCTCGGTCTTATAGTTAACGCTCACGCTCACTTCGTCTATCTTCTCGCCTATAAGAAGCTGGTCTTGGTATTTAGACGGTATAGGCACCTCGTTGCACTTGAGGTCGCTAATGAGGTCGGAGAACGATTGTGTGTTTGCATCGACGTTGAGCGAGAGGGAGCCTTCCAGTCGTTCGTTTTCTTGAATGATAGCTGTGCCCGACGCAAAGGGTACGCCATCGGCGATAATTTGCATCGGCGTGTGCTCGTAGTTCACGGGGCGGATGTCGCTGCTGACATCATCCACGTTCTTTAGGAAATGTCGGTTGCCTTCGATTGGCAGCTCTACGGGATAGGAGAACATCTCGGTGTCGTTGAACAATGGGTTGCTCAACTCGATACTGATGGATGCGTCTTCTTTTAGGGTGAGCGGCTTGCCATCGGCAAGAATGGTGAGTTTGCTGTTCATGTTGGTTGTTATTTAATGGGCCTTACTGGGTTCGCTGGAGTTTTTAAGCCTTACTAAGCCGTACTAAGCCGTACTGGGCTTTCTTGTTATACTATTATTTTTGCGTTGCCGTAGAGCGTGATATTGCGGTCGGTTTTGCTGAATACCTTGGTGTCGCCGTAGGCTTCAATCTTCAGATAACTGCTGACACGTATTTCGCCACCGTAGGCTTCGCAAGTCACGCTGCCATTTAGCCCTGCGTTAGTGGAGGTCCATAGGTGTGAGTGGCCGAGAGCAATAGCCTCTCCTTTGCTGACGTGACCATAGGAGTAATCGTAGAGATTTATGATAGCTCTATCGTTCTTCTCGCTATACACCTGGGCGTGGTCCCATGCTCGAACCCGTGCCTTGCCAATGACGTAACACTTGGCGTAGTCGTTTATCTCAACGATGTGGTCATAGTCGGTAACAATAACAAGGACGTACTCGGGGGCAGGCTGCGGACATTCGTTGACGTAGATGCCAGCTGCGTTCATTTCTTCCTTTAGTGAGGGGTAGAGAGCAGGAAGCAGTTCATTGATAATGTCGGCGTATTTGCTCTCAACGAGGTCTTCCCAATTCGCACGCCACACAGCCATGAGCTGACTGATATTTTCGGTGGCGAGCATGGCACGATAGCCTTCGGCACAAGCGTGGCGGTCGTGGCAGGCGGTGGTGCAGATTTGTTTGAGTTGATCGAATGAGGTCATGGGTCTTGTATTTAAGCCTTACTAAGCCTTTTTATTTTTGACTGGGCCTTTCTAAGCCTTTTTAGGCCTTTCTAAGCCGTGATGAAACATGATTGCTTTTAGCTGTTGGATTTTTCACTTTTCACTTTTCACTTCTTCCTCCACTTTAAGAAGAATTGCCTCGTAGCCTTTCAGTTCGTCCTCGGTCACGATGTCGGCGTAGTCTTTGCGGAGTTGGGCGATGCGGTCGGTAAGGCCCTTTACGCGGGCTTTTGTCGATGACTTGTCCTTGCGCATGATATATTTGATGAGAGCGTCGGCTTCGGCTTTGTGCTTGGCTGCTGCGTCGCGGGCGGCTTTCACTTCGGGGCGGTCGTTGGCTATCTTGTCGGCTACCGACTGAGCGAAGAGAGGGTCACGGGCGAGCGCCTTGTCATAAAAAGGACGGAACTGGGCGCGTAGGTTCTGCGGTGGAACGTTGCACGCCTTTTCTATTCGGGCGATGTATTCGGGGTCGCCAGTGCGCGGGGATAGGCGAAGGTATGCCTCGCCAATTTCGCGGTCAACGTTGATGTAGATACGAGGGAGGATGTCGCTCTCTATCTTCACGGCACGGGTGGCGAGGATGGCAATCTCTTCTTCGGTGTAGATAGGTCTGCCAGCCTTCTCGTTGGCTTCGGTCATGGTTTTGGCTTGCTCTGCCTTTGCTGCCATCTCATTGCGCAGGGAGCGCACGGTGTTGACCTGCTCTTGCAGACGTTCGGAGAGGAACGGTCGGAGCTGCATGAGGTTGGGCATGGTGGACGCAATGGTCTCGCCGTTGGGGTTGGCTACGATGCCGCCGTAGGTTAGAGGCTGCAAGGTGAGGTCGGGCTGCAGGTCGGGGAAGAGCGAGCGACGCGCTTCCTCAAGAGCCTTCTCCTTCTGCTGCTCGGCATAGAGCGCCTGCTCCTCACGGGTGGGGCGACCGACATGACGCTTTATCTCCGTGCGTGAGGTCTGCATAGTTTGCAGATAGGTGAGGAGCTGACGCACACGACGATGATAGTCGCGGAAGCGTCGGCTCTCCTTTACGAACGACATTGCCTGTGGATTCTGCTCAAGAAGAGTAAGACCGCGCTCGAAGGCTTCACGCTGGTCGGAGGTGAGCATACGGGCGGAGATGGCAGGGGATAGGATGCGGATTATTTCTTCCATATTTTTTTTATTTTTAAGCCTTACTGGGCCTTTCTGGGCCTTTCTAAGTCTTGGGGATTAAGTCTTTTGAGAAACTAATACAACAGTGGCGATACGAATATCTTGCTGTCTGGCTGGTTGTTCTCGTAGCCTTTGCTTGTTGAGTCGGTAGTGTTGGTTGAGGGCTTGTCAGGGGTGGCGTTGGCAGCATCCACTGCCTTGCGCATTTCCATGAGGCGGAGCACCGAGGTGCGTAGAGCAATGGCCTCGTTGTGGGCAGCTGCTCGACGTGCCTTGTCAATAGTGAGAATTGTTGTGCGCTCTTCGAGGTGAGCCACCATTAGGCGACGTACCTTGCGAAGGAGTGGCTTGTCGTTAGGGTCGTCGGTGTGAAGCAGACGCTGCACCGTGTCTTCGCCAATAGCCTCACTGATGTATTCGTCCTGGATGAAGTGAAGGTCGGGCAGAAGACGGATGAACTTCTCACGACTCTCGCAGATGTCGAGGTAGTGCTGAAGGTCGGCACATGTGGCAATGAGGAGGGCATGGTGAAGGTAGTAGTAGGTGCTCTCTTTCCATAGATTTGTGATTTCCTCAATCTCAGTCGTTTGTTCACTTTCGTCCGTTTTCGGTACACTATTGTCGGTATTCGGTACGCTTTCGGCTGTTTTCTGTACGTCAGAAGCCTGTTTTTTAACACAATCCTTTGCCCAACCTTCGAGCATTACGAGCATCTGATTGAGCGACACCATTGCCTCGCGCTTATATCCCTGCACGCCCTTGTCGAGAAGGTCTTTGGATGCCGTGGCGTAGTCGTCGCTTGAAGCCACGTTGATGCCGGTGCCGTTGATAGAGAGAGCCTGTGTGTAGGCGAAGCGCGACATGGCATCGTATGTCACCATGCGCTGTGCCATAAGCAGGAGTTGCATCCAGGGCTGCTGAGTGTGTTCGCCGTTGCTGACTGACATATAGAAGTCGTCGGGCGAAACGGATTGATAATACTCGCACAATCGGTTGTAGAGCGAGTCGCCCAACTTGTCGCGCAGAAAATCTTTCTCGCTGTTGTCGAGTATGCCTTCAAGAGAACTTATCTCGTCGATGGCGTTGCTGGGAATGTGGAGCCGAAGCTCCTTGGTGGTTGATAGTATCATGCGAATTTTGAGTTTTGAATTTTGAATTTTGAGTTGTCAGAACAGCGTGAGCTGCGCTTGCTCCAACTTAATGCGCTTACAAGCCTTGTCGTAATACTCCTTGTTGAGCTCAAAGCCAATGAAATTGCGCTTCTCACGCAAAGCTGCCACAGCCGTAGTTCCGCTGCCCATACAGTTATCTAATATAGTGTCGCCCTCGTTGGAATAGGTGCGAATGAGGTACTGAATAAGAGCTACGGGTTTTTGAGTGGGGTGCATATCAAGATTCTTTTCTTTGTCGAAGAACAATACAGATATAGGATATTTCTCTGTTGTTACTTCTTTTGAGTAGGTCTCAATATTATAGTTGCCATAACAGACATTACCCTTCGCCTTTCCGTGTTTATGCCCTCGTGAGTGAGAGGGGATGCCTTGTCTCATCTGTGGATTGTATGTAGGTAGTGCACGATAGAACACAGCAATATCCTCATGGCTCCGCAAAGGCATCCGCTTCGCATTGAGAAATCCTGTTGGTCGGTCTTTTTGCCAAATTAAATTATATCGCCATGTGTCAGGTTCTGCCATCATTAGCTGTGCCGTAAACATTCCTTGACCAAAGAGAATAATAGGAGCGTTAGTTTTTGCTATTCGCCAGTATTCCTTGAATAGAGGCTCCATCGGGATAATGTTATCCCATCGTGCCTTTTCATTGCCTTTGTTAAGAACTTCATACGGCAAATCGCACACAATGCAATCCACGCTCCCGTTCGGAATCCTTTTCATTCCTTCGAGGCAGTCTTCATTATATATCTTATTCAGTTCTATCATTCTCTATATCATTTATTCGTTACTATTCCTGCATCGTAACCCCCGTCTTCGAGTTATCCAGTGTGGTGAGCACTTCGCGGTCAATCTGCCACACTAAGTGAGAGTCCCATTCGTTGAAACGTGAGATCACCTCCAACGGTCGGAGCATGAGCTGCTGCAATGGCGCAAATTGGATTTGCTTTACGAGGAAACGCTCGCGAAGGTCGGTGCCGCCCGATGATGTAGCGTCGCCTGGGGTATTGCCTATGAGCTTCGAGTCCAAACCCATGGCAAAGAAGATGATGGATGATATTTCCTGGAGCTCGGTCTTCTCGGCTTGCGCTTGCGAGTTGGCCTTGCTCTCAATCTCCACAATCTCCCACGCCTTATGCTCCTTGCCATCCAATCCGGTGAACACGGCAGATATAAGAGCCTGACCTGCATTGTCAGGATTAGACAGCCAGCGGTTGATGTCGGTGAACACCTCTTGCTGTATCTGTGCCATCGTCTTGCTCTTATTCTCGCCCTGCTGGGTGTAGAGTTGCTTGAGATATTCCTGATGAATGTAAATCACGCGACCGATGATGTTGCTGTTGCGTTTACGAGTGAGACGGTCGTCAACAATAGTAAAAGCATACTCAAAGATGCTTCCGGCAAAGATGCTGTGCCAAAGGGCATCGGCATAGTAAGGGCCACCGAAGTCGCGTGGCGACATGATGAAGCGTGTGGGGCGGTTCTTGCGGCTCACACGCTGCTGACGTGCCTCACGCACATGGCGGTTGAGGTCTGAAACGGCTGTGTCGGCTGCGAGATAAGGTACGGCGGCAATGCGACGGTCGGTTTCGGTGAGCGTCTGGGTGGAGTCGAGCCACTGGTTAGACATATAGGCATAGTTGATGCGATACTGACTATCCATGCGCTCCAGTCGGGTGGTGAACACCGAGCGCGGTTTTATGCCGACAATCTTCGGGTTCCACTGTGACGTAGGCACGGGGCGACCGTTCTCGTCCAGCTGGCGTTGGTTGAGCTGCAACTCGCAGAAGCATTGCGACATGAGCGACATATCGCCTGCCATCTCAAGATAGGTGCGCATAAGGTCGTTGTTCTCGATAAACTCTTGCAACTCCTCATTGGTGCGCTCCCATTCTTTCAATGCAGCCTTGAGCGACTTCATCTCTTCGCTGTCTCCATTCTCTGAATTGATCGCCGATTTTGAGATTTGGTTTTCCAATTTTGAGGATTGGCTGTCCGATTGAGAGAGCTGATTATCCGATTGAGAGAGTTGGCCTTCCTTAGCCTTGAGGTCGGCTATCTGTCCGCGAAGCAGGATGCCAGCCGAGGAGTAGGGAATATACTTCTCGGTGATGTTGCCACCGACATACTGCGTGTAGTGGTATTTGGGAGAGGGACCACGGCCAGCGAGTATCTTCTTCACGAAATCAACTCCCGCTGCTGTGAAGGGCGACATCTTAGAGAGCAGATACACGAGGTTAGGCAGATGGTTGCCCACGCCCCACTCCATAAAACCGAGGTCGGGCGTACCCACACCCTGCGGCACGGCTTTGTTCTCGCCGCCCGACGAACCGAACACGGCGGAAATCTCCCGTCTTGCCGCATTGCCTTCCGCTCCGGTCATGGTGGCCGAAGCCGTGAGCTTCTGGTGAACGTAATCGCCCCACGAACACACACTGCTGCCTCCCTGCTTGGGCGCACAAAACGCGCCAGGCAGAACGGCCTCGTAGCCTTGCGACTGAAGCTCCTCACTACGCTGTTGGAGCTCGCTGATGTTGCTAACTGTTGTCATTGTGTTGAATATGTGTTTTGTTGAATGTTTTATGATGCAAATATAAGGAAAGACGGGGAGAAGGGGCGGACATGGTTAGAGGAGAGGGATAAACAAAAAGCCCTGCTATCCTCACGGACAACAGGGCTTGACAAATTTAAATTTTCAATGTGTTAATCAATCATTCAGTCGTATGTATATGATAAGCGTTGTGTCTGCCTACATGTCGTAATCGCACAATTCGTTTGCAGGGCACAACTCGTAGTCCTCTACGTTCTCAATCACCATATCCTCGCCATTAAACCGCTTGATAATGATTTTGCGGTTCTTTAGGTCGGGGTGTACGCTACGGATATTGTTGTTTGAAATCCATATCGGGAGGCTGTTTCCCTGGGTAGATACCACGAGATACCACGGGCCAGTCTTGTAGCGCCCCATTGCATCATTAAAACGAATCGTAAAGATTTCCGAAACCTTTTCGATAGTCTTCTCAATGAACACCTCCTTTTGCTGCCATGCTAACTTGTTGAGAAAAACGGCAAAGATCAAGAAAAGCGTGATGACGATGAGAGTCACGATGATTGTTGAAAAAATGATATTCATAATTGTATTTGTTTTGTTTTTGTTGTTATACTTTTATCGTTTAATATTCCACATTTGCTCAGCCGGGCCAACGAGCACGTCTATGTTTGCGCCCTGCTTCTGAGCAACCGTTTCCACCCATTTAAGCTGAATAAACTGCTGCGGGCTAAGATTCATCTCGCTCATATACGCCTTATCTGCCACAGCCTTTTGGCGTTCAGCCTTCTCGCGAGCCACCTGAACCTCATATTCACGTTCCTGTGTCTGCTTGGCCTGTACCATTTTAGCCGTGCGGTTCATTTCGGCAAGCTGCTCCTTGTTTGGTGTTGCCTTACCGATGATAACGTCCTTGATAATGACGGGCATCGGCTTGTGCTTGGAGAGGGCAGCAACGTAATCCTGCATCTGCTTCAGAATCTTCTTGTCGATAGTGCTCAATACCTGACGGTTAGACATCAAGTCGAACGGGCTATACTGTGAGATATGGTCTCTGACAAGATTGCAGAAATAGTTATAGAGGTTGGTGTTAAACCAATCTCGTCCATAGTTCTGCAACAGCACGGGCGACTTGCCTTGCTCCACCTGAGTGACTATGACAGAATGGAAGTCGAGCGGAGTGTTGTCATCGGAGAAGATGTCGTCGAGAACAACCTCGTGGCGTACCGGAACGATCTTGAAAGTTTCGGCATAAGTGCTCATGGCACACCATGTCAGACCACTCTGCACGGGGTCGTTGTCAACTCCTCCGTGTCCGAAGAACCATGGCTTCTTTACCAGCACGGCTTCCTCGTCGGCATCGGGCGACACAAAACAACACGAGGATAACATCACTACTGCGACAAGCGCAAAAAGAATTGAATATAATTTTCTCATAAGAAATGAAATTTAATTGTTTATAAAATTGTTGCTTATTATTTTGTTCTTATTTACTTTCAAGAGATATTTGTAAGAGCCCAGTATGTTCTCTTCGCTCTTCTCAATCTTCCAGTCGAACCCGGCCTTTTGCAAGCTCTGCACGAAGTCATTGTAATCTCTCTCTGTGAGGTATGGTGAGATGTTTTCTTCTTCAAAGATAATGAGGTTAGGGTTGCGGTCAAAGTCGATGCGCAGGGTCTTGTGGCCAAGAAAATTACGAAACTTCAATATGCCGCGAGGGTCTATGACGTGTAGATTATACACACCACGTCCGCTAATCCAGAGGTAAGCATAGCAATAGAGCATTTGTTCTTCGGCATCGTATCGCTTGGCGCATACAATGGTGGTGTCGGAGTTGCGGAGCGACGAGACTACATAAAACCGTCCGTCCTCGATGTTGTTGAGCAATTCTTCACGCCTTTCCATCGGTGTGAGGTGGTCGCTTGAAAAAACAAACTCGGCATTTTTATCGTTCTCATTCTGCTTGACACTTGGAGTTTTCTTCAGTGGCTTGGCAAGTTTACACTCGCGCCACATCCCCACAAGGAAAATAACAAAAATGACAAAGACTATCACGCCCAATAGTGCTTGAAATAAAACAAATACTTCAGGCGAAGTCAATAATAATAGTTTCATATTCTTACTCTATATAATTCATTTAATAAATAAAATATGCAGTGGTTATAGCGTTTTCCTTCGTCTCGCTCGTCTGCATCAGAGCCCGTTAGTTACGTTGGACGGAGTGGCGACATGCGGCACACTGAATACGGTCCCTTGGCCTTCGGGATGAATTTCTTTTATTGAAACACCTTTCTGCGGTTGCGTACCTTACAGCCGTTTGAGAAGCGTGCTGCATTGATGGCCTAACGCCTTTTCTTCGTAATCCAACCTTTCGTACCAATGCAACACCCATAGGGGAGAGTCGCGTCCGTCCCACGAGATTGCGACGGTCTCTACGCCGCAACGCTTCAGCTCTTTTTCTACTGCCTCCATCAGGTGTTTTGCCACCTCATGGCCGCGGTGAGCTTCGTCCACCCACAGCGAGTAGATGAGAGCATCCGCTGCGCCATCCAAAGGCTTGTCTTCGGTGCGGTGAGGAATAAACGCCTGTATGCTGCCATGATGCTGCTCGTCGGTGACGAGTATGCGAATAGAGTCTTCCCAGTGTTGATGTTGTATCATAGTTGAAATGTTACGCAGTTTTGTTTAGTCAGACGACTGTGGCCATCCCTTGTTCTTCGTATGCTTGTGCAAATGTAGATTATTCCTTTTACTCGATACGGACATTCTCCTCGAAGTCGTATCTCACGTCTCGGTTCTGCAACCAAGCTATAGGCGCTTTGGAGAAGATGTCTGCCTCACAGTCGGCAACGGCTCGCACAAACGCCTCGTACATCTTCTGTTCGTCATGTTCTTCCATAAAGGCCTGGATCGTCTGCTGCCATATCAGATTAGGGCGTTTGCCATCCTTCTTGTTGCCTTTAACAATCAGCATGACACTTAGGGAGTTTCCACCCTCGCGCACATCCGCACGAAGGATGCCGTAGCCAAGCGGTTTGCCAAAAGTGTAGTAACCGCTCTTTTTATCAAGAAAACGGTAGCCATAGTTTCGCAATGCCTTTATCACAAATTTTCTCATGTTCAATATTTTTATAGTTCTATTAACACCTTTATCTCTTGACCACCCCCCCTTGCGTATGCAGCGTGGGCGATACTCCTTTTGCGGAATACACCCGGCGACTCTGCTCGAACATCCGGTCGTAGGGTGGTGTCTGCATGATGCCGACTACGAGGGTGCGCGTGGTGTCAGCCATCATTTTTCAGTGTCAAACTTCAAAGCCAAAAGAAGCTGTTGGCAGATAACGCCGCAGCCATCAATAATGCCCAAGCATGAGTCACATTCCAAACAGGCCGTAGCACACACAGGGGGATGGCCTGGCTTATAGCCACATAACGCTCCTTTTTCCATGTAGATGTTTAAATCCTTCACAAAGGAATGGATTGCCTTTGCAAAACGCTCCAGCTCTCCATTCATTCTTTCCAGTTTATTGCATCTTGAGCATATCACCGAGCGTCTGCTTTGACGGGTCTTCATCCTTGCGTTTCTCCTTACCGCGCAACTGGCGGACTATCTCGTTGTAGTCGTCCATGAGCTGATGCACACGCTGCTCAAGCTCAATGTTCTCTGCCTTCACGTCGGCTACAATATAAGAAAGAGCCAACATGCGTTTGTTTTCTTCTGTTGTCATTGTTTCTATTGTTTTATGTTTGTTTCCCTTGTCGGAAAATCCTTTGATGTTTACCCACGGCCATACAACTTGCCATCCTTGCGGATAGTGCCGCGCTTGTAGTGAGGATCAGTCATATTCAATCATTATGCAGTCTGAGTAATCTATTCATCCGCTTTCACCACTTTCAACCCATGCCTTGCGGCCGTTGCTTCGCGTCGTGCTGACCGCTGTGTCTCGCTGTCGTAGCAGATGATGTGAGGGTCGCCTAATGGGTCGGCAAAGTAGTTGCAGGCCCTTATCATGGCGTGTTTTTGGCTCGAAGCCTTGCGCGATAGCGGGATGATAGGGATGCGGAGGTCGGTCTTGCGCTCCAGTCCGTAAGTAGCACGCAGACGTTCCTTGTGCCATAGTTCCTTGCGCTGCTCGCTCTTCTTGCGCAACACCCGCTTGTATTTCCGCGGATTGTTGGCTTTAAGTTGCTTCATCGGATGGAAACCTTCGGCTCTCAGCTTTCGTGCTCCTTCCATGCAAGCCTCGGAGGGCACTTTGCCACGTATGGAGTCGTAATAGCCGTTGCGCTCGCATGTATTCTTCACGTCTTTGGATTGCTGCTTGCGTATGGTGCGCATATCCTTTTCGAGCCCTAACTCGCGACGGAAGCGGTGCAGAACGAAGTAGGATATGCCGAACCACGTCATCATGCGGCGGTTGGAGTTTTTGGGGAAGAGCTTGCAGAAACGCTCCTTCAGCTCGCCCTCAAGGTAATACTCCTGCACGCTCTTTCCTGGATGCGGTCGCTTGGGCACCTGCCACTTGGCTGTAGTGGTGGGCTTAAGTGGTGTCTTGGTATTGCGGAAGCTCATGGGGAATACTCTATTAATCCGTTATGTGTTACCATTCTCCTTGTAAAAGAATCCACAAGTCCATTCTTGATTATCAAGGCATTTAGCCTTAAACTTGATATTTTCTATTTTCATAAGCAATGATTAATGTAATTCTACTGGCTCATCATCCCAAGATAATTCTCTTCCAATAAGCTTGCTAATAGTACCTTTAGGCAATTTTATTGAATGTCCTTGATAATAGGCATGACCTGTATCTTCATCACGCCCATCATGTTTAGGATACCACTTTTTGTAGTCTTCGCCAACGTAGGTACCCCATACATGGTCTCTATCTTTCTGTGTATTACCTCTGAACGGCTTTACATTAAAAATCTTTTCTGCACCGTCTTTATCTACGACTAACCAAATTCTTGACATAACTTATTCCTCCTCTTTTATGCCAAATGGTGTGCCATCGGCGAATGTAAGATCTTTACAACTATGTTCTGAAGCCAGTAGGATAGAGCAAATATCTTTATCTGCTAAAACTACATGGTTATCATCAATATAGACAATACTAAAATAACATTCGTTATATTTCACCCATCCAAATGGTTGGTGTTTCAGCATCTCCTGCCAACATTCTTTTACATCTTTAAATGGGCGATACTTTTGTGCTGGTTTAATGCGGTATCTTGAAGTGTGTTGACTAAAGTCAACTCTTTCGTTAGGTTGAACATCTATCCATTGTGGATTTTCATTTTCACAATTATATTGTATTGTTTTGCCATCTGCAAATGCCTGTATAATAGGCAGCAGTTCTTTTGCTTCTTCTCTTGTCATTGTTATTCTAATTTTTTGTGAATACATTATTACTTTCTCGCTCCAACTTCTCCCTTTCCTGCTGCATCTTTTTTAAGCGAATAGCACGCTTGTTGTCGGTACCATACTGCTTGATGAGCTGGCGCGACTTATGCACCTTTACAAAAACGTAAAGAAAGAGTGCGAGGATGATAAACACAACAAATAAGAGCATTGGCAGCATAACTAACCACCATGACCAACTGATTGCTCCGCAGAGTTTCATCACAATGAAGGCTACCTGAAGTGATGCCATCATAAAATTAATAATATAAAATTTCATATCTCGTTTATATTTTTAGTTCTGCATCCAAGCCCAATGCCCAAAGAATATGTTGGAGCTCGTGAACGTGTTGAATGTGGCGTATCAGAACCAGGTCGGGCAATCTATAATACCTTATGAAAACGGCCCAATTGCCACTTTGTAGCTCTACTGCCAAATATCTCGCAAGACGATATTCCTCGTTTTCAATAGGCTTTGTATAGTATTCGCCAACGATTTCTTCTTTAAAACCGTTCTTGTTAAGTATTTCGGGGGAGATGGGTATGCCTTCAATATTGCAACACCAAGCACCCCAAGGACCGTCGTCGGTGTCATCGGTATAGCTTAGAGTAGCGACTCCTTTCTTGTCCTCATGGCCGCGTTCGGGGAATATCTGAGTTACAGTGCACATTGTGCCTTTCGGAAATGCGCAATCGCGGCTTACTATTACCAGGTCGCCTATTCTTAAATCTTCCGGTTTAATCATCGCTTTCCTCCTTATCTTCCTCTTGAATGTACTCGCAGTATTGCTTCCATTCGGGGTCATGGATGTTGCCTAAAACCTCGAAGTCTTGCATCTTCTTTTGCGAAATGGTATCGCAGATGCCGTCGGAAATACCTCTGACGGACGACTTAGGGTTCTTGATAGCCACGATATAGAATGACGCATCTTCCTCGCTCCAGCCTATCGCGCCGTAATAATTGTCATACTTGTTGTCTTCGGTACAACTGAACGGATAGATGTCGGACCGCAACACGTCGCCCTCATAAACCTCCTTACCGTTCTTGTCGTGGAAGCCAGTGAACTGGCAGACGGTGATGGGGTCGATTGGATGTGCCCCAGTGAAACCAATTTTGCCTTCTTCTTCAACAAATCCCAATATGTTTAATTTACCATCAAGAGAATGGGCCAAATCACCTGAGACCCATTGTTCCTTACATTTTCTCTTTGCCTTAAACTTAATTGTTCTCATTGTTCTCTATATTTTAGTTAATTATCTCTTTCTTCGCTTCGCCTTGCGTCGTTCTTGCAGGTTATGCTGCACAAGTGGCGTAATGGTGAACGATGGCGATCCGTCGGGCAAGATTAAACGGGCTATCCACTTTATCTTGCCTTCAAGAAAATCGTCTATATCTTTCATTACTACGCGAAGAACCTCTTTCTGCGACTTCTTCTCTCCAGCCTGATGCTTATACAATTGACGAACATATTCCCAATTGACGGTCACGATGTATTGTCTTTCTTTATGTATCTTCATTGTCCTCTACATTTTCGTTATACTTTACTTTGTTCCGTTTAAATCCTCCAAATTCAACATTACGGCATTACAATCAAGCTTCTCAAAATATTTCAACGCATCTTTTATAGTCGAAAAAAGGTCAGTTATAGTAACGTTATTGTTTGTTACTTTTACGCAGTCGGGACGATTGCAACGGTTTATTTTTATATACATAAACTACTCTATTAGTTCAAAATCATAAACAAATACATAAGGATTGCTCTCCCAAGTGCCTTTGCCAGAGATACGGTTGATAAGGGAGGCGTAGGCTTCTCTCGCAGTCCTGTATGAACCATTCGTCAAGCACCTGTAACAATATGTCACGCCTTCAAGCCATACGTTATCGTCATGCCAAATACCTTCTTTCAGACAGTCTTCTTCGCTGATGTCTTGCAAACGCTCAATGCGAATATTGGTAATGCAAATACGGTGGGGCATTATATCAGCCTTGACAAACATCTTATTTGTTAAACCAGCCGAAAGAAGCAACTTTTCTATCTCTTCCAAGTCGCAGACCAAGTTAGGTATAATACCATTGTAGTGTTGCGCCACAGCAATCTCCTCACCTATCTTGTAACGAGAAAACAACAATGCGTAATCAAGCATCTGCTGAAGTTCAGCGCCTTGAGCTTCGTAGAGCCGTGTCTTACATGACCTTTTCCAAGCACTAATATCCTCCTTTGACCATCCTTCGTAGGTTTTCAATCTTTTAAAAAGCATTGTAGGATTTAGCACTCGCCTTGTTTGTGTCTTGCGTCCTTCAAGCACGGCATCAGTCAGTCCGTACTTGTCGTTGAACATAATCTTTTGCATACTCTATATTTTCGTTAATAATCCATTGGATTTTTCACTTTTCGCTTTTCCCTTTTTACTTCGCCTTGCGAATCTTCTCCATCTCCTCATTCTCCTTCGAGAGTCGTTCCAAATGCTCCAGCACAAGCGAATACGACTGATTGTTCACCTGGTCTTCAGTGAGCGAGGCGTATTTCTGCATGGTGGCGATGGTGGCGGTGTATATCTCAAGTGGGGTGGAGGGTGGCTGCGTGCGGTCGAGCTTCTGCACCTTGAATACATGGGGATAACGCCGTGAGAGGGTGTGCATCATGCCGGTCCACCAGAAGAGGATGGGTTGCCAGCGGTGATCGGGGAAATGACGGAAGAGTGGGGCTTGGGTGTCGAACTGGCGGGTGTCGTAATGGAAATCGTGCACCTTCATGTTGGTGTTGGTGTCGATGATGTCGATGCGACGGTTGAAGATGGTGGCGAGGAACATAGAGCGTGCCTGGTCTACGCTGTCAGCTTGCAGTGCTATCTGCTCGGGTGTGAACTTACCCATCTTCTTCATTTTGACAAGGTTGTTGGCGAGCGAGGTATATTGCCCCATGAGGTCGGAAGCAAAGCGATACTGCTGCCAGGAAAATCCGTCCATATCCTGCGCCGGACCTTCATAGTCGGTCTTGTGACGTAGCAGACCACGCTTGTTGCGTAGGCGAATGGTAGAGTAAGGAAAGCGAGTGAGGTGAGCTCCACGCTCGTTGTCGAGCCAGTCGAGCAGTCCGGCACCGGAGGCAAGATACTCAGCCGAGTTGCGGTCGTCGGTCTTCGGCTTGGGCGTTAACCAATAGTTGAGCTGCCATAGGTAGATGGGGAAAGTGTCATCTTTCTGCTGCTTGCGACGGAAAAAACAGTTGCGACGACTCGGGATGGAGAGTCGGCAAGTGTAGTGTTGCTCTTCAAGAGGTTTCGACTTGTCTATGCCTTCCACTATCTCTATGCCCGACAGGACAAAGAAGCACGCTATCTTGACATTGCGCATGTCGAAGGGATGATAACGGTCGACTCGCTCTATCTGCTCAAGCATTATGCGGGAGATGAGCTCCAACTGTTCGGTGCTACACTCGTTCCATGAGCGGGGCAACGTTAGGTTGATGTTTCGTTGTGTCATAATTTTCGGGTTTCTTTCATAGGCAAATGTAAGAGTTTTTAATTTGGTGGGGCGGACATGGTAGAGGAGCGTATAAGGTGAAGATACAAATGAAGCCACTCTGCGATTTATGTAATTGGCGCAAAGTGGCTTGAAGAAAACAAATGTAAAATTCAAAAAATTAAAGGGTGGCGTGTAGGGCGTTATAGTCCCATACCTTAGTGCAGTCGTCTTCGCAGGGCTGCCAATCGTCATCACAGAAGTAGAAGGCGTAGGCGGCTTTGATTATCTCCTCTTCGTTCATGCAAGCGCAAAGGTCGGCATACATAGAGTTGAAGGCGACATATTTGTCCCAAGCGTTTACGTTAGCGTGAAACTTCATGCCCTTAGTCATCTCGTCTACCTTAATACGAGTCCAATGTGCGCCGCCGCCAGTGGGCATACCCTCTTCATCGTACATGCCGCTATAGACAAGAGCGTTCACATCGTGATTAGCCATCTTCTCAGAATAGTGTCGGCCGTAGAGAACAGCGTGCTGGCGGCGCAATATGTGCCAGTAGAGCTTAGGATCGGTCTGCTCAAGCGCAAGGAGGTCGGTAGAGAGCGTTTCTACTGCTGCCCACATCTTCTTCTCGGTAGCCATACCATTGGCACGAGCCTGTTCAATCATCTGTTTGTAATTCATTTTGTTTGAGTTTTATATGTTTAACATGTAGGGCAAATACCCCGAAAATGTGGGATAAGCAATGCTTTTTGTGCAGAGATGTGCAACGTTGGAAAGAAAGTTTGCGCTTGGGGCTTGCTTTCTACCTTTGCCTCAGTGGTCGAGGCGGTCGGTGGTGTGTCTTTCTTTTTCATATAGCTTCGTAAATTTTCGTTGAAGGATAAGCAGCAACAACACAAACCAGTTTGACAGATATGCCATCACAATAGCCGCCAGCGTCGATGTGTAGACATCGTGGCCGAGGTAGAGCAATGCCGACATTGTAACCCAAAAAGTGAAACACTGAGGGCATGATGCCACCTTGTCAACAACATGGGCAATGGCTTCGGCCAGTCCGAGGTGTTGGGCGAGCGTGGCGGCTATCATGGTGGCTATAGCTATCAGAACTATCATGGCTTTATGTAGTTACAAGGGTGAGCGTTACGGGGCAGTCGGAAACGAAAGTCTTGGAACAGTTGCAGCACGATATGCGTGCAATGCCGTTCTGGACGGTTCCCACTGCTATGTTTGCCGAATTGATGGCGGTGGCGCTGAACACAGGAATGGTGAAGTCTTGCGACACCACTTGTGAGCGTGTGCAGCATGCGCCGCAGTTGCATGGGATGTAGCTTATTACGCCCTCAACGTGAATGACGATGATATACTGTGATGTGCCTACGTTGGCAATGCTCTTGACGGAGAACTTCGGAGCGAACACGGGAGTCTCGTCTACGCAAGCCGGTGTGCAGAGCTGCTGTGTGATGTTGACATCATAATAGGGTGCTGCGGCGGTTGCGCCTGCCGCAAGTGTGGCTATGATGATAGCTGGAATGGTACGTTTGTTCATAATCGTTTCTGTTTTATTATAGCGACGATGCTTGCCGCCGCTGGGTTTGTTACTCTGTTTAATGTTTTACCTGATAGCCTTGCGTCTGCCCTACGGGTAGGTTCTTGTCAAGAAGATCGGCAAGCTCGGTGAGGTCTTCTTCCTCAAATGTCACCATGCCTTCGAGCACCGACAGCGATCCGTTGTCGCGCATTTTCTCCACGATGTCGTGTGCCATCTGTGGTATGCTCTCTTCGGGTATCTGACCGAAATATCGGGCAAGCATAGGCGTAATGAGCGAGTTGACGATGGGCTGGATGAGTGGTTCTATGTCTTTCTGTAGGGCATAGTTGCCACTGACGATGCCTAACGAGCCGATGGTGGCTTGCAGAGACTGAAGCATGGGTAGGCGCATGAGGTTGCCTGCGGCTATCTGCGAAATGGCGGGTCGTGCCCACTCGGACACGACTGCCGCCAAGATTTGTGAGTTTTTGTATTCCATATTTATATATATATAAAACTGGATTACTACGTTCACTTACTGATTGCATCCGCAACCGCAACCAGTCTGGCATACGTTGGTGGAAGGGATAAACAACTTGGTTACGCTCGACAAAGATGCCACCTGCGACTTGAGCACGTCGATGCTGGCGTTAGCTGCCGCATTGTATGCCATCTGCTGTGCGTTGATGGCTTGCTGTGCATCCTTGTTTGCGTCTACCTTGTCTTCCACACGGCGCAGCTTCGTGTCGAGATACTGTGTCACTTCCACGAGCTTCTTGTCGGTGTAGTTCTCGCTCTTCTGAATGGCAAGTTCGGTCTTCAGAGTACTGTTCTCCTGAATAAGGTTAGTCTCACTCTTAGTCACAAAACGCGCGTCAGGGTCGGTAGGATTGGCGGTCATGCCGTTGTTTCTTCCAATGCCCAGGAGCGAGGCGCTGCCTCCCAATAGGCTCGTTGCCAAGCCTGCGATGCCGAGACCCAAGGCTGTGTTGCCGAGTCCCTTGCTGGCAACATCATAGTTGCCATCATTAGTTTTAATCTGCATAGTTGTTTGTGTTTGGTTGGTTTCGTTCATTATTGAACTTATTGCAAAGGTAGGGGAGAAAGTGGTGGGAGCGAAGAGTTTCTTATTAAGTATTCTTGAGGTTATATAACGTATAATTTCGGCTAATTCTAAAATAAAAAAGCCTCACGCTGCTAACGTGAGGCTTAGGTAGGTATAAGAAATTCTAATGACTATCGTTGTGGTGGCGTGAACTTTCCGCGCGACTCTTCGGCTACGGAAATGTATGGCACTACCTCGTCACGGATGATGTCGAGGAAGAGTTGTGCAGCTCGCTTCTTTGGTACGTCCTGCATACAATGGGCGTTGCTCATCAACTGCTGTTCGAGTCCTACGATTGGACGTGCCACAAGGGTAGGGTGATTGCGCAGGTAGAGCTTAGGCATGAAGGTTATATACTTGGTTTCTTCCACCGAGGCAAGGGCTTCGTCGGGGTCACTGATGATGCACTTAATGTTAAGCTTGTATAGGTCACGCTGTATGTTTTGCTGAAAGGTTTCAATGGCCCGTTCGCCTATGTCGGGCATGATGATTGGGTGCTTCAGAATGTCCTCATACGACACCTTTGAGAGCGAAGCAAGCGGATGGGTGTCGCGCATAATAGCATACACATTAAAAGGTATGCAGGGTCTCGTATCTATTCCTTCGTGACGGTATGCCATATTCATCGTGAAAGCAAGGTCTAACATGTGCGCCCTTAGCGATTGGTTGAGGATGTAGGCTTTAGTAAAGTCGGCATTGATACGCACGTTAGGGTATCTCTCCATAAAAATCAATGCTGCCATGCGGACGTATGGAGCTATAAACGAACCTACGCCTATACGCAGTTCGCCCGTCATGCAGTTGTTGAGGGCGTTGATTTGTTCTTTGCAGTCCTCGGTCTGCTTCAGTATTTCTTTGGCACGAGGCAACAGGGCTTCGCCACTTTCAGTAAGCATAATGCCGTGTGATGTGCGGATAAGCAGTTTGCAGCCCAACTCGTCCTCCAGGGCACGAATGTGCTGGCTTACCGCCGACTGGGTGACGCAACAACGTGTGGCAGCCGTACTAAACGACTTTGTTTCGGCAACATAAACAAAGGAGCGTAAATGTCTTAGTTCCATAAACTCTATATTTTTAGTTATTCTACGTTTACAACAATGTAATCAAAAAAGCTTTTCTAATCACAAAATTAGCACAAAAATATAATATCATATTGCATTTTGTTATTAAAAATGATAATTCTAAAATAAATAGTAAAAATAGCTTATGGGCGAAGAATAAAAAATACGGTTTACACAGATACGGAAATAATCGGAAAATTTCCGCATCCATACAAATAAAAAACCGCATTTGCCCATCTTTTTATTAAAGATTGACAAATGCGGAGAAATATGACTTTGAAGATTTTTAACCGTGAGCGATTATTTTACGCTCTTCTTTGCCGTTGTTTCTTTTTTTTCGTCACTTGTGCCGAAGAAAGAAGGATCGGCATTGTCGAGCGCTTCTTTTGCGATATTGCTTTCGCTCTGTTTGTCAATATCGCTTACTCTTTTTTTGCTGACGCAAGGAGCGAGTCCCAACCGCCAGTCTCAGGCTCCGCTACGTAGAGGTTCGGATAATACACTGGAGAGAGTTTGGCTTCGTAGGTGGTGATACGGTCGTCGCTGGCGGCTGCGCCAGTGTCGGTAGTGATAGCACCAGAGTCAAACTTCACCTTACGGCTTTGGTCGTAGATAATCTGCGAAACGTCATCATCCTTGGCGATGATGAAGATGTCGTTGTTGTTGATTGCACGCGCCAACTTACCTGCCGCAGGATTAACGGAGTCTACTACGAAAGTACAGGTGAGTTCAAAGCCCTTGCGACGACCAAGAGATGAACCCTTGATCTGCTGCTTCTCATCGGCACACTGCACTTTATATAGACCCTTTCCAGCCGCAAAGGCAGGGGTCGAATAACTGTTATCGGTCGCAACAAGAGGAGTAGTGAGCTCGCTCTTCAGTCCGATGTAAATATCAGTGCCAAGACCTGCGAGGTTCTCCAGGCACTCGTCTTCGTTGAGCACATCAACGAGCTGGGGACATGTTACTGCCATAATATTTAATGTTTTTGTGTTGTTGTGTTGTTGATTAAAAAGAAGGGCGACGGGTTAGCGTATTCCGCCAGGTCAGCCACGACCGTCGCCCTGAAAATATAGAGTGAAAGAAACTCCGTTAGGGGTTAACCGTTCTTCTTGAAGAAGGCTGTCAATCCCATGTTCGTGCCGGAAGCGGTAAGCTGGATCTTCTTCTCGGTCTTACCGTTGCTCCAACCTGTAAACTTATAGTTAGTGCCATCGGCTGCCTCAAGAGAGAGAATCTGGTTAGGAGCGGTTTCAATCGGCTTGGTGTAAGGTGTTCCGTTCACCTTCACAGTACCGTCCGGCTTCTGACCGTCATCGCCAACAGGGGTAATCACGAGCATAGTGTTGTCGTAGTCACCGGCTACATACTCAGGAGCAACGAGATTACCGTCGCTGATAGCCAGAGCGCTACGCAAATAGCTGCGTATTCCTGATCCCTGAATTGATTGAATTTGGAAAGACAGGTCTCTGTGATCTCGGTCGGAGCCGAGTCGAACACTTACATACTGCTGGTTGCTGAGTGTGTCAACACCGTAGACAAAGTTCTTGTCGATGGTTGCGTACATACGGTCGCCTTCGCCGAAGTTGGCAATAGGACAGATAGTAACCTTAGAGAGACCCGGCAGCTTGAAGTTGTCGCCCTGGTTATACTCTACACGGAAGTTGCCGTGGAACTTGTTAGCATAACCTGCAGCAATGTTCATGGCAGTTGCCTCATTCATGTAAACACGTGTAGGAACCTTGCGAAGACGCTCGTCCCACTTGGCGTGCCACTTTATAAAGTTGTCATAAGGAGTAGAATCGTCGCTGTTGACAGGAGTCGAGATAGCCTCGCAAGGAACGAGGTTGCCATTAGCCTCTGAGATAAGACCGTCCTCGATGTCGTGCTTGATGCAAGTGTGGAAACCGTCGTAGAGAGCCATTTGCTGATCGCGAGCAGGAACTGAGTCGTCGCCATTATCAAGAGAGATGTCGCCGAACCACAAGTTAGCAGCAAGGTTGTCGGCATAGTCCTTGAGGATTGCCTCTACAGCCTGTGAGGAGAGAGGGAACTGACCCTGAGCATCGGTGCCGAATACTGTCTCACAGAAGTCGTCTATATTGCCAGGAAATTTATCCCAGGTGAGCTTCGAGACAAGCGTACGCTCTTTCAAGAATCCAGCTTCGCTGTTGATTTCGCGATGAACGTCCTTACGACGTGTGGTGCCACCCTTACGGATGAACAAGTGGAAAGTGCGCTTGAACTGAACACCAGTGATGATGTCGATGCCAAGGCGGTCCATCTCTTCGGCATCCGAATAGCCAGGACCCATCACGATCTCCTTTGACACCTCCTCGGCTACATGCTGAAGAGCGTCAAGACCGATAAAATCTTTAGGTAAATTTGCCATAATCGTTTGTGTTTTGTGTTGTTGTTAAATCTTTGTGTTGTTTGTGTTGGTTGAGGGCAGCGGAAAAGTTATTCCTCGCCTTGCAAGAAACGCTTGAAAGCAGCTTTTCGCTCAACATTGGTCTTGTACTTGCTACCATCGAACGAGCGCAGCTGCGGAGTCTTCACTCCTTCGCCATTATTCTCAGGAGCCTCGCCAGCGTTCTGCTCAGTGCCAGCATCGTGGGTCAGCTCGTCAATCTGAGCCTGCTTGTCGGCAATGGTCTGCTCAGCTGTGGCGAGTGCGTCCTTTGCACCCTGCAGGTTAGCCTCGGTCTCAGTCTTAGCGGCTGTGAGGTCGGCAATCTCCTTGTCCTTTGCCTCGGCGAGAGCTTTCAGCTCGTCATCCTTCTTGGCAAGAGCCTCGGTGTGTTGTGCGTTAAGGTCGCTTAGTTCTTTACTGTGAGCCTCATTAGCCTGGGCGAGTGCGGTCTCCGCGACTTCCTTTGCTTCGTTGGCTGCGTTTACATTGTCGGAGAGTTCATCAAACTTGCCCTGCAATTCTGCGAGAGCGTTCTCCGCTGTGGTGGCTTTCTGCTCGGCATCAGTCACCTTCTGCTCGGCTTCCTTCATGTGGGCTTCGAGATTGTCAAGAAGCGAGGCGTTCATATACGCGCCCTCTTCCGATACGGCAATCTCGCCAGCCTGCAGTCCGCAAGCTTTGCAAATAAGAGGATATTTCTCCATATTGATATTAGTGTTTGTGTTGGTTGCTGTCTGTTTCGGCTCGACTATAGGCTCGGCTTCGGGGTTCTGCTCTGGGGCACCATTCGGCTCGGCTGTCTGCTTACGGTTGATAAGCTCGGCTTTACCATCATAAAGCTTAAAAACGTGTTGCACCACTCCCATGAATGATGACTGACCGTCCATCAAAATGCCCTTCACGTCTTCGGCATTGAACACCTTGCCATGCAGATGCTCGTCAGTAGCATTAGGACAAGCCTTCTTAACGTCGGCACGAAACTCAACGCCAAGTTCGGCAAGTTCCTTGATAAGTTCCTTGTCATCATCCTTATTAGCAATGTCGCGATAAGCCTTGTTCTTGTCAAACGACTTCGGATCATAAAGCTCGTGATAAGTTTCATCGGTAAATTGGTCTACTGTGCCATCAGCAAGAGTATAGAACGCTGCCATTACACCAATGCAACCGACCTGGTCTTTCGGATTCATGTAATAGCGTTCGTCGCAAAGCGAAGCGAGGTACATACCAGCCGAATCACAAAGGCCATCAACCAGGGCTATAACCTTCTGACCCTTTGAGTGGGCATAATCAATGGCAAGAGCATAATCGTTCTTTGCCCAAGCAGAACCGCCAGGAGTATTGATGATGAAAACATGACCGCGACAAAGGGGATGATCGGCGGCTCGCATCATCATGTCGCGATGGTCGATAGAACCATAAGAACAATAGCCGCCGTTGCGAGTTATAGGTCCGTCAACAGTAAGGACCGAGACGAAAGGGAATGTCTGTGCATCCTCGTCATCAGCAGGGAGGTTCAGACACCAGTTGCCTCTCACCTGTTTGCCATCTTCTGAAACCTGATACTCCTCCGGATAATAGGTGTTGCCATCCTTATCCTTGGCTGTGACATAGCCACAAGTCTTCTCTGGTTTGCTGAAAGCCGCATGAGTGTTTAGGTTGTGCTCAAGCGACTTACGAATACCATGCACAAAGTCGGGACTGACCATCCACTTCTTTTCGGTTAGTATTTCAAATAAGCCTTTCATTAGTAAAAGTCGTGTTTTTGTGTTGTTATCCTGAAAATCAATCTTTTTGCCGACTGACTATGTAGCGGAGGAAGGACTTGAACCTTCGACCTCTTGGTTATGAGCCAAGTGAGCTGCCAGCTGCTCCACCCCGCTGTGTTATCCATGTGCAAAATTAAAGACCGTGGCTTTTAACATTAGGACAAAAAAAGCCGCCATTCTCACGAATAGCGGCTCTAAACAATATAATATAATGTCTCAGAAAAATAGTTGAATAGCTTTATTCTCGAAGCGTGATAGGTATCGGCTCCGACAGGGCTTGTGTGGTGGCTGTAAATGTTCTCGCCAACTCAGTCTGACTATTGTCCGTGGCGCTACCTATGCCGAATGTATGGGGTAGAGTGTAACACAACTGCAACGAACCGTCCATCTTGCGCAATACCACATAATAGCTCTTATCGCGCATAATTTTGTATGCTCTACGCACATTTTCACCACCAAACTCTATATTTGCACTAATATTATATGTATATATAGTGCCATTGCCCTGTTTTTCCTGGGTCATCTTCACACTCAGACTTTCTGCAATGACAAAGTTTTCGCCACTCGTTGCAAGGCGAAGAGTAGGCTCGTTAGGCAACTTACAGTTATTTATATATAACACTTGTGCCATACTGAACGGCACCGGGATAACACACTCTTCCTTCGGATAAAACATCACATCGGTAATGCCTTCAAGAAAAAGCTCCTTACATTTATCAGGTAATTCCATAAGGGGAAAAAGATTGTTTATTATTTAACTTATTTTATAATTCGTATTAACAGTTTTATACACTTATTTTAAGGCAACCAAGATATTTCGTCGATATGATGTTCATGCTCTGTCCTATCCTCATACTGCATATCAAGGCACGAATAAGCCTTAAAGAAGTTGTGTTCTGATTTTATCCAACGCTCCACCACTCGACGCAGATTATCCTTCTCTTCGGAAGATGGATCAATGCCGTAACGCATAAGATAACGTTCAAGCATTGCAGCTTTGCTACGAGCTATTATTTTACCGTTTGCTGTGCAGAAATCGAAGGTAGCCAATGCCCATTCCACCACGCTACGCTTAAAGTCGTTGTTCAATAGTTCTAACAATTTATAAACACCGCTACGATCAAGATTCCATGTAGGCGTGACAGCCCTAACAGTATCTATCACTTCAATCTCACTTGGCAACTTGATACATAAATAGTCCTCATTGTCGCTCTTGGCGTATTCTTTGTTTCCATTGAGGTGCAACACCTCGTCATACGTAAGATATTCGGAGGTGTCGCGTGTTACCAGCACATTACCACCAAGCGGATGCCGACCATTCAGCATATTGCACCATTGTTGATGCGAGAAGCACTGCGTGTTGACCTCATGCGACAACGCGCCCGCATTAGTCAACGAACTACGCATGACAAAATATTCAGGCGAATAGACACTAAATACGACTGGCTCGTTCTTGGCAAGCACACGCTTCGGGTCGCGATGTCGGAAAAACTGGCAGCGGCTCATGGGTAAACGAAGGTAAATGTTGGGCATAGGATATTGCTTTTAGGATGGGCGTTTATATTTGCTCATTATCAAGTCGGTTACGTTGAAACTATATCGCAACGTATCGTCGGTTATATTGTTCGATTTCATCTTTGCTGTCACTTGCTCTATCTTCTCGGTCTGAAGCCGATCAAGGTTGAAACAAAGATGCACCACGTCGATATAGCAACCTCCCGACTCGGTATGCTTGATGAAACTCTTGTCAAACTTCTCGCTACGACCAAAGAACTGGTTTAGACCTTCTATAAGGTCGGCTTCAGTATATACCTGCGCAGCTGGATGCAACTTGCGATACTTGGCAGAGAATGTGTGCAGACGTTTATCTACATAATTGTAGATTGAGTCGGCGTATTCGTAGAACAAATCTCCCTCACGCGAATCTACATCTTTAGGCCCTGCCGACCGGAAATAGCCACGTAGTTGATGAAGCACCTGCGAGACAGTATCAAACTGATTGAAATCTATATTACCCCTGAAAATGTCAAGCATATTACCACGAATGTCAGTGGCTATACGGTCAAGACACTCTGCAAGAAATGTCAGTCGGTCGAGTCGGGAAGCAAGCAAGTCAACCTTCTCCTTCATACCTGGCTGTGAATAGTCAACATAATACTTTAGCAAAGTAGAGAAATTCATAAAGTCGTAACTGACATCAGAGCGCAAATTAGTTTGCACCATCGTAGCATACATTATGTCTGCCAAACGATGGTCGTGCTGTTGGATGATGCGCAACAGATTTCTCATTTCGCTTGTGCCAACACGCATACGTTTGCTTGTTTCAACAAGACGGTTGCGTTTTTCCACAGCGTCCAGATAATCGGGGTTATGGAAAAGAACATCAAGTGACTTGGCATATTGCGTTGACGGTACATCCTTGAAATGGAATTGATATACCGTAGGTTGCAGACGCACAAATTCCTCTCGGTCGGGAAGCGGTTTTCTACTCATAATTTTTCATATTTATCATAATATGGTTTATAAAATTAATGTTATCGTTGGTCGCCATCACCAGCAATAACGTTTCGCTGCTTGCGAGAGGCCAGTTTTGCGAGGTTATCTTCAGCCACTTCTTCGAGCGTAACACCCATTACTTTTGCCAGTCCGGCCGTTTGCCAAAGAATATCGCCAATTTCAGAAAGCATAAGATGACGTTCCTCGTCACTGACATTCCACATCTGTGTATGCAGGATTTTTCCTTCCTCGTCGCGTTGTGTTGTGGTTATATGCAGCTTGCCCTTGCGCATGTGCTTGGCGGCTTTACTTGCAAACTCGCCCACCTCACCTACGAGGTTAGCAAGCATATAGAAGAGATTATCACTCTCAGGCAGACAAGTGCTCATTGCCTTGTCCTGATATTCGTTTAAAGTTAAATTTGCCATGATATATATGTTTAAGAGAATTACTTATGAATTTTATTTTATTATTTAAAAGATAGTACATTTTCATTTTTCGATGCTTACACGATCATATACCTCACTCGCTGCACCTCGTCAAGCAAGTCGCTTGGCGAATCGTTGTTGAAGATTACCGCGTTGAAGAACGACAACGGCAGACGCTTGCGCTTCTTGTCGCGGTTCATACGTTCCTGCGACACACCTCGGCGCAGTCGGGTGCCTTCTTTTGCCGACACGCAAATAGAGAACAAATCTACTTTAGGAAAATTCTTGCGCAAGGCTCTCAGTCCATCCTCGTCAATAACGTAAATAGCCTTGTCCGTCACCTGGTCGATAGTAGTCCAATACTCATAGCCACCATATTGCGTGTATGCTAACATCTTGTCGCGCGGCACGTCGCATTTCTCAACAAAGTGATGCTCTACGCCATCAATCTCGCCTTTACGCTTCGGACGTGTGGTATAAGAACACAACACTTTATATCCGCCCATTTCAGACAGCATCCGAGCCACAGTGTCCTTTCCTGCACCACTCGGGCCAGTAATTGTTATCAGTTTCATATCTCGTTTTTGTTTGAATTTTAACATTTGAGCAATCAGTAAACATGAAGTAAATACGCATAGGCTTCGCTTTTTGCGAAAATCAGGGCCTTTTTGCCATTTTTTGAGTTTTCAATTTAACACTTGTAAAAAGTGTTTATAAATAAGTCCATTCATTTTTGCTCCTTCAACTCACTCCAAACCCGCCTACATATCTGACGATAGGTTTCCTCTCCCAACGCTACCTTACAGGCATGAATGAGATAGTTGTACGTCACGGTCTTACTATTTCCCAACTGCTGCCATTTCAGATTGGTCTGCGCTTCATTATATTTGGAGCTGCATCTTGATAGTTGGTGGAATAGTTCAAGTCCATACGGGTGTGAACGCAAAGCCCATCCTGCTTTCACCCAGTCGTCATAACTCTCGGTAATATTCTTCTGATTACTCACAAGTTCCTGCACGATAACCTCGACCAATCTGTCTTGCACACGCTGCTGGCACCAGAAATTAGAGTCGCTTTCTACTTGATAATCTACATTCGCAGCGTGCGAGCGATACGCTTGGCGTGAAGCCAAGGAAACAAGCTGAACTTGCTCACCTTCCAATCCCTTATAGGGTACCACCTTTTCATTTATATATATATGCTCAGGGTCGTCCCATGAAGCGAAACGTACACGACCGATGTTGCTGCAAGCCTTGTCAAGCGTAATGCCGATAGCAGCATAGTCTTTTAGCAGAGCTTTGAACTGATCTTTATGCCGTTCAGGATAAGCCAGTTTTACTAAACCGAAATATCCGCTACCAGAGCACGACCGCATCAGCAAGGCTATCTCAGGACGAAAACGGCATATCATGCGCACATTCTCAAAATTGCTCATTTGCGTATTGTCCGAAAGGTCGATGTCGATGGCGAGCCAGCCGGTATGTTGCTTTAGGTGGGTCTCCCTACGGCTCACCATTACCCGCTGTCCTGGATGTGTTAGGCTGTCATCCTCGTAAAGGGCAAACAAACCGCTAAGAGTGGCACCAGGCAAATGCTTCTTTGTGTCGATGTACTCCTGCATCTTCTTCGCCTTACTGCCAAACTCTTTGCGCATAGCGCGAAGGTGCTGCACATAGGGCTTCCATCTATCCGTAAGACAGAACTCGCGAATGGTCATCTGCTGGATGCACTCACCCGTTTCATAATCAACAAAGCGGCCCTCGGCATCGGTCGCTTCTTTATATACTGAGCATATCTCGTCGAACATATTTTATATGATTAGAAAACATAATCTTTCACCGTTGCAAATTTAATAATTATAATTAATAAAACCAACTCTTACTATTGTTATTAACTTTTATTTAATTTAACGTCAACTCTTACTGTTGTTTCGGCTGTACGAAACTGAAGTTTAATTTTAGACTTTTCTCCTTTCAAATGTCCAAACTTGCCGTTCTGAGTCCGTTTTTTAGAAAAACATCAAAAAACGAAAAGTTCGTAATTTTGAAAAACGCTTCCGCTGTCCACCCCAAATCCACCTCGTGACCGCCCAATGAATTTTTCAAAAAGTGATTTAACCTTCTGATTTTCCGCTACTTATATATTAAAAGTTAAAAAATGGGGTAAATTTTTATATACCTATACGAGCGCGAAGAACAAAAAATATATAAAGAATAGTAGAAATAAGGCATTTTATACGCAATCTCCTCGTTTCCAGTTGCCTTTATAATCCCTACAACTTACTAAATGTCAATTATTTACGTCATAGGCGTTAATGCTACTAACTATATTATTAGGGTTAGGGATTTTTGAAAATAGGAGAAAATGAAAATTGGCGAAATTTATATAGGGTAGTAGCGTTTTTTAGTAGATTTATGGACTTCTGACGAGTAGACTTTATGTAATGTCCGTGATTATTAGGGAATTACAAGAGTTTATGGGCTTTGACACTGGGGACAAAAGTTTATTCATGAATAAGTGAGAAAAACGGAAGAAATGCGAGTGAAGTGCAAAAGAAAAGGTCGCCTCGCCTAACAGCGCGACGACCCGATAAATGCTTTGCTAATTGCGAAAGATAGCGCAAGATAAATGCTTTGCCGCTTGCGGATTGCTGCAAAGGCAGCTTGCAAAAAAGGCTATTTGTTCTTCATAAACTGATTAGCCTTTGTCATGCTGTCATAGAGTTTGCCACGGCCATACATATCAATCCTCGCCTCGATAGGTTGCTCCAGGCGTTGCAGGAGCGTGTTTACGGCTTGCAGAAGGGCAACGTTGGTATTTGCTTGTGCAATAGTCAGTTCATCGCTTACAGAAGCTCCTGAAGCTACTGTAGGGCTTGCTTCGGTTATATTGCCAGCGTCGTAGGCACGGCGGCCTGAATAGTTGCGGTCGTAATTGACGAGAGCCTTCAGCAGTTGCGGATTGTTCATCATCATTGCCTGGGTTGTCTCACGTCCGATTACCAACTCGGGACCTTTCTCAGCCACAATAGATGGTTGTCCGTTGATGGTGGTGGCAGTGGGCTGAGTGAGGAGCGACACACCATCATGGGGTTTGCTGTCCTCGGTTGCCCAATAAAGACTACCATCATTGCCGACGAACGGACGGAGGTCTTGCACGTTACCGGAATCGTAGGTGAGCATACCAGAAACAACCTTAGTATTCTTACCCTTGGCAGCCTCGTTTTTAGATTTGTCGCTGCCACCAACCTTGCTGATAGCAAAGTTGAGTAATCCCATAAGGATTGCCATCATTGCGCTGTAAGCGATTGGACCGGCAATAGGTCCGAGAGTACTGACACACCAACCGAAGATACCCGCAGAGCGAAGAGCTGCCATCACCTCTTGGTGTGCCACCTCAAGCTGTTCCTCTGTCTGGTTATTTACCGACTGTGTCGTAAGCAAAGCCGCTCCAGTGGCAGCCTCCCCCTCTACCTTCGCTGTACCAAACGCCTGCTGCATGAGAAGTAACTGCGTATAGTGTGCGGTGGTTTTTGCACGGTCTATCTGCTGCTGACTAATCATCTGCAAGGTATTGGTGGCAAACGATTTTATCATCTGCTTTAAGGCTGTCTTCAACGCCTTGCGTCCTTCGGCTGCGTTCTCGGTCATAGTGGCAAAAGCATCACCTACCGACTCGCCAAAGGTTTGCAACGGACCCATGAAAGTAAGGAGAGAATTATACTGCTCAAACATATCTCCAGTAAGTTTCTTGGCGTAGTTAGCCTGTTCTGCCATTATTGACTTTCGGGCATCCGCAAGTTGTTGCTCGGTGGCATTGCGCTTTTCGAGGAACGTGTAATACCGCTGTGCAAACTCCATGCGTGCCTTCATCAGTTCAAGTTCGGGATCGGAAGCCGACACCGACTCCATACCCATACGCTGACCGGCATTGCGATAGCTACCCCTGATAGCCACCTCTTGCTCGGCACCAGGCATAGCTTTCTGGTATTCCTTATAATAATTAGTCTTAGACCATCCGTAATCATTCAGCTTCTTGCGCTCGTCATCTCTCTTCTTACTTGCCGACTCGTATTCATCGTTGTACTTTATTAGTTCGAGATAAAGAGCCTTGAGATCTTGCGCCGTAAGTTTTGAAAAATCGAAGCCATCATTGGCTACAGACAGGAACTGAAGGAACTGACTCTGAAATTCCTCATTTTCCGGATTAAGACTATATAATACGGTAATTGACTCGCGTGCCTTAGTGGTCAGCTTATCAAAAGCAACATTCATTTTTTCAAGACCTTCGGGAGAGTCGGTACGAATATCCACGGCTGGCTGTAGGAAACCTAAGCGGTCGAAATTGCTACGAGTATTGCGATTAACTGCACCAGTATAGTCATGTTCATTCAAAATCTTCTGAATCTCGCGCTGACGTGCAAGCAGTTTTTCTGCTGCCTCACGCAATTCCTTAGAGCCATTAGCAAATATCTGGTCGAGCAATGCACCGAGGTTTTCCGCGAGAGTCTTATTGTTTTCGCGAGAGAGGTCGCCAGACAGTTTTGTGAACAATTTATGAAGTTCGCCCACATTCGCTTTGCCAATAGACTCAAGCAGTTGCTTAGAAGTTTCCTCATCGTAAACCATCACATCCTCGTCCATGTGCTGATAGAATTTTTGCCAGCCATCATCGAGAGTGGCAATAGACTGGCGGGCAGTACCGAGGGCTTTATCCATTTGCGACTGAAGATAGTCCATCTGCTCTTTTTGCTGACCCTCGCTTACTTTCTCTCCGTCGGCGTTCATCTGTGCCACCCATTCCAGGTATTTGCGCATCTGCTCCTCATAGAAAGCCTTGATGTTGGCGATAAGCGCATTGGCACGGTCTTTTGCTATATTCTTTTCGTCACGGTTAGGATTACTACCAGAGCCAGTGTTGCCGCCACCAACTTTTTTACCGCCATTGCCAACCGAATTACCATCGACAAAGAGTTTAGAGCCAAACTTTCTATGCAGAGCTTCCTCTTGCGCAACAATATCGTTATATTCTTGTTGCGCTTTGTCGCGTGCCAGCTTCGCTGCTGTCCTTTGTCCTGCCTGTCCGATTGCGCCCTGTGCCTGACCACCCATCACGGCTCCACCCGAAGTTACTGGCCTTGTAGAAATATCTACATTAGTATTTGCATACGCTTCTTCCTTCTGCTGAAGTTTAAGAATAGCATCCACTTTTTTACGTCCAAGTTCGGCAAGTTTAGAGCGAGCGCCTTCCAGCTCAAAGTAATTCTGCAAACGCTTGAAGTTTTCCCCCCAAGCCTTAGTGTTCTCTTGAACAGCTCCCGTTTCCGAGTTAATCTTTGCGTTAAGGTTAGGAATAGCACTATTCAGCTTTTCCATAGCTTGACGACGAAGATCCATAGAGGCTGTAGTATCGTGCATCACGTTGTGCAAACGCTTCAAAGACTCTTGTTCCTCCATTGCCTTGCGCCTGCCTTCATCTTGAACTTCATTGAGCACTCGCTGTCCTGCTGACACCTGATTAAGCGAAGCCGACCATTGAGCGAGTTTTACAACAAGAACTCCAGCAAGACCAATAAGACCGCCCATCACACTCATCTGTCCCACAAAAGACAACTTCTTGAAAGACGAATACATCACATTCCATGCGTTCGCAAGAGACATTGTTTTGCCAGTCAACCCAGTTGTAAGTTCTGCTAACTTAGCAAATGCACCGGCCACTCCTGCCGTACCCAACATAGTAACGAGCGTCGGCAACATACTAAGGAACAGCTTCATTGCGGTCATAAGCAGCATAATAAGCATACGCAGCTCGGTCATAAACGTAATGTTATGAACGAGAGCGTCCACCATTTCATACCATGCCTTAGCCAAATCGCGCACCGGACCACTTGCTGCATCTGCCGAAACAAACTGCTTCTCAAAAAGGTTTGTAGCTCGCTCCATATATGCCGTAGCGGTCTCCTGCTGCATTTCATACTCTGTAGTAACAGCCGTACCCTCACTGAAAGCCTTGTTAGATTCGGTAACAGCTTTGTCGAGCATACCTACTTTTTCTGCCATCGTAACCATGACCTTAGTAAGACGAGCACCGTCCTCAGAGCCAAGATCCTTGAAGAGAGAGTTTAGCGCAAATACGTTCTTGCTTTCGTGCATCTTATGGAATATAGTTTGAATGGCTTCCATACCTTTGCCTTCTTCAACCATTTTCTTCAACGATCCTTGCGCAATGCCGAGGTCTTTTTCTATTGAGGATGTTCCCTTGCGTAGCTCTACCACAAGTTTGCCAAACGCAGTAGCTGCCACTTCGGGTTCAAGGGCCATGGAGTCAACAGCAGAACCGATTGCGAGAATATCAGGTGTCGTAAGAGATGCTGCATCACCAAGCGCAAGCATACGGTTGGAGAAATCAACAATTTTTTCAGAGCAAGCAGTAGATGTAGATGCCAGTCGGAAAATGGCAGAACCCGTCCTCAGCATAGCATCTTCCACGCCATACTTATCTATAAGGCCAGATACCTCAGTAATTTTAGCAAGAGCTGTCAACGCTTCATCGCCCAAATCTTCTTTCAATGCGACGTTCACCTGGTCGGCAGCGCGGACGAAGCCTGCTAAATTTTGAGTTGTAACGCCAAGCTTAGCTCCCGCATAGGCCAAGTTGTTTAGCTCTTCTATGCTTGTACGGGTCTCAATTTTAGAAAGTTCCTTAGACAACTGAGCCACGTCTTCTTGTGAACTTAGCGCAACCTTGCGGATATTGGTAAGCTGTTCGGCAAACTGGGCGTTCAAACGGAAAATATCAAAGAGATATGTCTTGAGCATATTGAACGCTGAAAACAGTCCGACGTATGCCGTAAGGTTTTTCAATGCTGTCTGCCATGCCCCACCCTGCTTGTTGGCTGCGCCCGTCGCCTCGTCAATATTCTTCTTCAGTTCCTTCATCGACTTTTGCTTATCTGCAAACTCCTTGCTCTTGGTGTTGATTTGGTTCAGTTCATCTTCGAGTTGCTTGTAAGCACGGCGCAGTTCGTCGAGGGAGGCCTTGCCCTGCTTGCTACGAGTGAGAATGTCGTTAAGAGCACTCTGCGACATACGAGTGCCCTTGAGGGTCTGTTCAAGCATAGAGTATTGAATACGGAGGTCGGCCACATACTTGCTGCCAGCAGGGAGTTGCTGTATCTTCTGCTGTATCACTTCCATCGTGCGCTTGATGTCTTCGCCCGAAGCCTTGTTAGGTTCAGCCAACACCTGTTTCATCTGCTTCCAGCTCATTGATGCTTTCTGAGCCTTACCCGACACAGCCTCCAATCGCTTCTCTATCTCCTGAAGCTCTTTGTTGTATTGCGCAATGTCACCAGTATTTCCTGTAGGAGTATTGTCGTGAGCCTCAGTAAGCGTGGTCTTGGCTCGACGCAAATCGGATGCCGAAGCGTTTTGACTGGTTACGGTCTGACGAGCTTCAACGATGCCCATCTTTCCCTTGCGTCTATCTTCCTCGGCTTCGAGTTGCTTTAGCGTAGCGAGGTTCTGCTGATAGCCAGCATCCGACTTCTCCAATGAGCCAACAAGGTCGCGCTGCTGCTTGATGGCTTTCTCAAGCCATTGGTCTGATTGGTTCTTTACATTCTTCAAGCCATCGGCTATCTTGACATACTGACCCTCAAGCAGACGGATTTCATCGCCCACCTGCTTCATCTTCTTTCTTAGCTCATCGGCTTGCTCCAGTTCGTCTTCCGATAACTTCTGCAACTGACGGCGACCGTCGCCCAAAGCCTTGCGAAGATTCTGAAGTGAGGTGGACGTAAGATTTTGAAGGGCATGGTCCAGACGTTCCGTGTCCTTAATAACATTCTCGTGTGCCGACTGCAAGGCATCATACACTTTCTCCAGTCCAGCTTTCTGCTCCTTAAAGTCGGGAGCGCCCTTATCAAGATTGTCTATTTCCTCTCTTACGGCCTTGGCTTTATCACGCAGAGCTTCAAGCACCTGGATGGCCGCCTTGCCATTCATAGAGAGGATTATTTCGGTCTTTAAATTTGCCATAATAGTTTTTGCGTTGAATTAAAGTTAGAATGTAGATTTAGCGTATTCGCCAAGTCCTTCCAGTGCATAGATAATTTCAATGCCACCTTGATAGCCGTAGAAGTCAGCAAGATAATTGCGATAGCGGTCGCGCAATCTGCGTATGGTTCGCATGATGGCAGGACGGTGTGATTTACCTTGTTTGCGATCCCACTTGCCGCGAATGTATCGTTTGGCGTTCTTTGCCGGACGTGCTCGGTCTACGTCTTCCGCATGAACATGAATTTGTCCCGTCAAGCCTACACCAAGGTCAACATATCGCAAATAGTCGTTATAGCGAATACCCACCGTGAGCAATCCTTTTTGGTCGTCGGCTTGATAGATGTGTCCTTCAAACGACTTTGCGCCCTCTCCGGTAGACCACCACATACCATGCTTCTTGCGATATTGATTGATTTCCTCATAGCCCTTATAAACCTCAGTTGGATAAATACGCTGTGCTTGCATATTCTTCTCAAGGTCCATAAGAGTCTGGTCGAGATACAGCGGAGCTACCCGCGACAGAGGCGCAAAAGGTTTTTGTACGGGAGAAATGAAACGTGCCATACCCTACCCTCCTATCCTTTCAATTCCTCTTTCGGAACAATATACTTACCATTGCTGCCACAGGCGAAGTTGTAGAGCGGTTGCAGGCTCTTCCAGTCCATACCGACAACGAGCCATTGTCCTGCGTAGATGTCGCCCACCAAACCGAAGGAGATGCTGCTGGTGTCGATGCTTTGCAGCTCTGCCATCACCACGGCATCATCGGCAAAACTGCGCTGGGTGACGGGACAGCGGCCTGTGCGTTTCACCTCGATAAGCCAGGCTATGAGGTCCTTGCAGTAGTCGGTGAGGTAGTTGGCCGTGCGCTCTATCTTGTTACCGTCGTAACGACCAAGGGTCTGCGGCGTGTCCTTCACTTTGGCGAGAAACCACACCTGGTGAGAGACAGATGCCTTCTTTGCGTCAACGAGTTCGCCAGTGGTCAGTACGCTGTATAGCATACACGGTGAGTGAACGATGTTGGCGTTACGGGAAAAAATGTTCTCAAGGTCGATGTAGCGGATGCGGAAGAAACTTTGGTCTTCAAGGCGTTCGCTCTCGGGGGTGTGAGAAAGGGGCTTGTAGATGGAAGCCCAATGCTCAAGGATATTGCTTATTGTCATAATGCTGCTTTTTAATGGTAAGCCTTACTGGGCCTCTCTAAGCCTTTCTAAGCCTTTATGGGCCTCTTTAAGCCTTTGGGAGAAACCTTACTGCTCTTTCTTTGTTTCTACTGCTTCCTCCGCTTCTTCCTTATCCTTCATCAGCTCTTTCAGTTTCACGTTGAAGTGTCGCTCGGTCTTGTCTGCAACAATCTTTTGAAGCACTCTTGCCCATGCTGCTCCGTTGCATGTGCTCTCGTTTTCGAGTATGCTGACAAACTGCACCAGACAGTACATGGCCGTGAGCTGGTTGGCGAGGTGGGTATTCATATAGCCAAGAATATTGCGGTCGAGATACGAAGCAAGGCAGATGCACATGATGAGCACCGAGAACGTCCACACCATCTTTGCCATCTTCTTGGAGCGCAGCTTACCGTCCATCTTACACTTCGGGTTGCGCTTTATCTCTTCGCGGTATTTTTGATAGATACGTCGGTTGCATCGCCACGCCGTATAGCAGTCGATGATGAGGGCGAAGAAGCACACGGTGATAAAATTGATAGAGGGTTCGATGTGAACCCACAGCAAGCCGAGCACTGCGGCAATGGCTCGCGAAACGTAGAATGGATTGTTCATGTTTTGTGTTGTGTTTTTGTGTTGTTGTCCTGAATTTTTCTTCCACAAATTTACTGATAAACTGCTACGCACAGCGGACATGAGTTTAAGGGAAGAGTGAAAATCCAAGAGGTGCGGGGAGGTTGAGCATGTCCGTATGGGGAATGGAAAATATCGTAAATTTGGCTACATAAAACACAACACTATGTCAGGAATCACGCAAAATACATTGGCCCGCATCGACAAGTGGCTCTCCTACGGCACGAGTATGCAGACAGCGTTCCCGAAGCTTGAGCAACGCTACCGTATGCAGATATGCTCTGAGTTTTACAAACGATGGGTGCAAAACAAGGACATCGACCCTCGGACGGTATGCCGCAATATTGCCCGACGCGACTATGAGATGTTCTTCCATCAGGCAGCGCAGGGCAACAAAGATGCGCAGGAGTATGTGCTTGCGCTGAAGATTACACTCGACGACGAGGGTAATATCTGTCCGCGCACGGTCACGGAGCTCAACAACGATGTATTGGTGTGCAACCATCTGATACGTTTCTTCCAGACAAACGAGAGTCCACGCCACAAGGCTATGTATCTGAGCAGTGCCGAGTGGTTGATACGCACGGGTAAACAGCAGAACAACGATCGTGCAGTGGATAAGGGTATGCAAGCCTTAGCTAATGTGTATGGCAACTTTCAGGAGGAACGCGACGCTACGGACGAGATGCCGGACATGAGTCGCATTGCTATCACGCAGGACGTGAGCATCGTGAAACGCGACCGCATCAACTACACCGAGGAGGAGAAGCTGCGCATGGCCCGCAAGTATGGTCTTACTACCAAGGACCTCCAGGAGATAGAGGACGACGAAATGTTTAACGAAAAGCGAGAGGAAGATCCAGACTATTTTGAGTATATGGAACTGGAAAGTGAAGAGGGAAAAATAAAGAGTGAAGAATCAAATAGTAAAGAAAAAACGATGCGGCATAATCCCGAGTCAACGGATGATACGGAATGAGCGGAAACAAAATAGAAGTGTCTCTATGATGCAAGGATAAATATCTCCTTGACGCGAGGAGAAGTATCTTCTTGATGCAAGGATAAGTATCTATTGCCAGTAGATGATAGGCATTGTTTGATGCAAACAATAGACATAGTCTGAAAAATGCCGATAAACATTATAAAAATATGGAGTTAAACATTACGCTTTCTGAAGCATTAGAGCGAGCTTCGGAAGGATTGCGAAAAAAGATGCTTCACTCAGTGGAGCTGTTGCAAAAGGCAGAGAAAATAGCTCTGAACTATGATGCCGAAAACGGATATTACTTGGCGTTTAGTGGTGGAAAGGACTCTCAGGCTCTTTTCCACATGGCTCAGTTGGCTGGGGTGAAATTCCGCGGTCACATGAACCTTACGAGCGTTGACCCACCCGAAGTGATACGCTTCGTGAAGAAGAACTATCCCGAAGTAGAACTGCTAAAGCCTGGCAAATCTATCTTTCAGAGTGCCGTAGAAAAACAGATATTGCCCACTATGCGTGTGCGTTGGTGTTGCGCTGAATATAAAGAAACGGCAGGTGCTGGCAAGGTGACGCTAATCGGCATCCGCAAGGCAGAGAGTTCTCGAAGAGCCAAACGTAACGAAGTGGAAATAAATAACCGAAAGTTTAGTGGCGACCTTGATGGGTTAGACGAATACCGACAGGAACTGAAGGCTAAACGTGCTCGCCGTAAATCCAAGGAGCAAGGCGTGAATATCACTAACGCTGATGAAGAACAGACTTTAGGCTGCATCCAAGGCAAAGAGAGTCTGCTTATCTCGCCCATTATCTATTGGACGGAAAAGGACGTGTGGGAGTTCTTAAATAACGTAGTGAAAGTTCCGCATTGCTCGCTCTACGATGAGGGTTGGCATCGCATCGGCTGCATCGGCTGCCCTATGAGCTCGCATAAGCAAAAGAGACTCGAAAACGCTCGTTACCCACATGTAAAACGAGGCTGGATTAAGGCGATTAAAGCCATCCGAAACGGGAAGGGGTTCAAAGAAGGATATGCGTGGTGGAATATACGCGAGGACATGGTACCTTCCGACAACGTCAGAGGATTGCTCAGAAAGGCAGATGCCGGCTACATCAAACATCCAGACCCATGCCACTGGCTGGGGGATGCGAGGCGCAACAATGCCGACGTTCCGCATCTGCAAAGAAGAGGATGCGAACAAACGACAACTGGGAGACAAAACAGAGGAATATGGAAACTTGCCGAAACAGGGCTTTCATCCAACTCTTCTTCTGACCGATTGACAGAGGAGCAAGAAAACGAAATAGCGGAGAACATCTACGACTGGTGGATTTCGGGCAAGTCATACAAGCAATGGTATGCCGAGAATTTCCAACAGATGAAACTGGATTTTGGCGAATTTTAAAACGACATAAAACGATCACGATATGGCAAAGATTATCTATTTCGGGACAGAAGGAAACGGCAAGGCGGGACATTACCCTATGGGTATTGACAAAGACCTTACCAACGAAGAATACGAAATATGGACTGAATGTGACAACGAGACGTGGATCAATAACATCTACAAGAAACCAGGTCGACACTTGATAAAACATCACGGCGTTGTATATACCAACTATGCAGTGCCGTTCTCTGTTGACGATGGAAGAGGAGGTTCACATACAGAAATATTTTGGGAGGGTTTACACTCAGAGGAGGAAATGATAGAAATCATAAAGAGCAACCCCTTTTTGAAAAGACAATTTAAAATGTAAGATACAATGATAGTAATAAAAATAAAAACATGGAAAGAATGGAAAAAGGACTTCCTTAATTGGGTTCAAGCACCTCGACGCAGTACTTGCAAGGAGTTCGTAGACTATATGGTGTCTTTGCAAAAAGAGACGCTCTACAAAACAATAAACGACACTTGCGATAAATACAACAATATGCGTGATGATCAGATAGAAGACATCACCGAAGCAGTAGAAAAATGCGTAGATGCTTGTGCTAAAGAAACACGTAAGTTTATCGATGATTGTCAGCCCGTAAAATTCTTTTAAGACTGCAACTCTCATTATAAATGACACAAACTCCACACGACATGAATAACAATATAAAAAAGGAAGGACTGGGTAGGCAGCTCGGCTGCTGTTTCAAGACGTTGGGCGCGAGCAACCACGCTTGCCATGAACGACAACATGAAGACTTCTATGCCACTGAGCCTAAAGCAACTGAATGGCTCTGCAAGTTAGAGCAATTCAAAGGCAGAATATTAGAGCCTGCCTGTGGCGAAGGGCACATGAGCCGTGTGCTGAAAGCAGCAGGGTATGAGGTGGTGAGCCGCGACCTTGTAGATAGAGGTTACGGCGAGGTGGCCGACTTCCTTGCAATAGACAACTTGGCATGGGACGGTAACATCGTCACCAATCCGCCCTACAAATATGCGCAGCAGTTTGTGGAGAAGGCCCTCAGCATCATCCCCGAAGGAAAGAAGGTGGCGATGTTCCTGAAGCTGACTTTCCTCGAAGGCAAAGGCCGACGCGCTCTCTTCCGCTCTACCCCTCCAGTTCGTGTTTGGGTAAGTTCATCACGGCTGAAATGTGCTATGAATGGCGACTTCGATAAGTACGGCAGCAGCGCAGCGGCTTACGCATGGTTCGTATGGGAGAAAGGGTATAAAGGCGAGACAACTGTGAAATGGTTTAACTGATAATTTTACAAAACAACAAAGCATGATAGAACTGAATAAGATATATAATGAAGACTGCCTGGAAGGGATGAAAAAGATTCCAGACGGGAGCGTGGATTGCATCGTGACAGATATACCCTACAACGAATGTAATCGTGCCGACAATGGTCTGAGAAACTTAGATAAGGATAAGGCAGACATCGGAATGTTTGATGTTGACATGCTGACGAAAAATCTATGTGACAAGACCAAAGGCAGCATTTATATGTTTTGCGGTTTCAATCAAGTTTCTACTATCCGGCAAGCCATGTCGAAAAAAGGTCTGAGCACAAGAATCGTCGTGTGGGAGAAAACAAATCCCTCGCCTATGAATGGTTCGGCTATTTGGTTAAGTGGAGTCGAGTTGTGCGTTTATGGCAAAAAAAAAGGCGCAACATTCAATCTCCATTGCAAGAACACCGTCTTCAGATACCCTTGTGGGGGGGGGTAGGATTCATCCGACACAGAAGCCAGTGGAGCTGTTGGCGCAACTGATAGCCGCAAGTACAAAAGAAGACGATACCGTCTTAGACCCCTTCATGGGCAGCGGTACCACCGCCATTGCAGCCATCCGTGAAAAGCGCAACTTCATCGGCTTCGAGCTCAACAAGGAGTATTACGACAAGGCTTGCAAGCGCATCAAACTGGAGAGGGCGCAACCTACTCTCTTCTGACAACACAGCCGACAACAACACAAAAACAATACATGAGTAACAACCGACACAAATACTTCAACAAGGTTCCGCCGTTCAAGCCGGACCCCGAACACTACACACGCAAGCAGCACTCATGGAAGGCGAAGAAGGCCTACGAAACAGAGGATGATGCTTGGGAATATCTAAATCAGAACCCGAAGCTACGGGTGCAGGGCATGGCAGTGTATCGGTGCAGGACGTGCAACAAATGGCATGTGGGACATAAAACATCCGGATAACAATATGCAGCAAGCACATAACATATACTTAACTAAATTCCAGCAACAATCGCTATACATGGGAGCCAAAGACGAGCGAGTGATTGCAGCCCGCCGTGTTGGTAAGACCGACGGACTTGTGGCACCTTACGTTTGGAAGGCAAGCAACTCCATGCCTGGTATGCTCGGCGCATGGGTGGCCGTGTCGCGTCAACAAGGCTTCGGCAAGACCATACCGAGTACGATGGCGGCTATGGAACGTATGTTCGGCTTTACGCAGGGCATACACTTCGGCTGGGGACGCCCGCCGAAACATGCTCGCGAGAGTATCTTCAAACCTAAGAACTACGACAACTACATCTGGTTTGCCAATGGTGCCGGATGGGTGCTTATATCACTCTCGCAGACTGCCAGTGCCAACAGTTACACTTTTAGCGCGCTGGTGGGTGACGAAGCGAGGTTCTTTCCGCTAAAAAAGGTAACTGACGAGTTGCTGCCCGCTCTTTCAGGCCAGACACATCCGTTGGGCGACATCAACTTTACGGAGTATAATCCGATGTATAAGAGTACGCGATTCCTCTCCGATGCTGCCCTTACGGCCAAAGGGTCGTGGCTTGAAAGGGAGGAGGAGAAGTTAGACTTGACCGTTGAGACGGGTCCGTTCAAGGGCAAGACCTACAGATGGGTGCAGGAGCAGTTAGAGGCTTACGCCAACAAGGTGATACGCTACAACGACCTACTGTATAATGCCAAGAAGACTGGTCACTCGGTGCATGTGGTGCAGAAGGAGCTGCGCACGATGATCCGTGCCGTGGCTCTGAAAATGATGAAGCATGAGGGACAGTTCAAGATTATGCCAAACCATGGCCAACACGTCACAAAAGGCATGGTCGAGATGGCTGTCAACTATAAACTTATTCCGCAAGACGATGCCGAACTGATTTACGATTACGAATATCTTATCACACCGGAAGAGGATTTTGAGATGCAGATGTTCCTGCGGTCAAAAAAGTTCACAGACGGTTATCTGCGTGAGCTGCGCCGTGTGGCTTTCTGCGTGCGTCGTGCGTCGTCGCTCGACAATGTGGATATTCTGGGTGAAGACTATATTCGTCAGATGAAGCGAGACCTTCCACCCTACACTTTCGCGGTCTCCATACTCAACATCAAAGTGCAGAAGTCGAATGACGGTTTCTACTCCAACCTCGACATCGACCATGTTCATGGATATATCCCTGACGAGATAGACCCTTTATCGTCTGCCAATTTTACCACGCAAAAGGTGTCGGGCATCATCGGTGGAAAGAAAGTCACGAGCGAGAGCTACCAACCCGACTTTAAGGAGTTAGGTGAGCGCAACGACTCGCGCATGGATGCCGACTGCATCAACTCCCTCCCATTGTATATTGGGTTAGATTACAATGCTAACATAAATACGTTGGTGGTTGGGCAAATGTACGAGCGTGACGGAATGGAGTGTCTGAACGTCATCAAGAGCTTTTATGTAAAAAACGAGCGCAAGCTGCGTGAACTGATTGCTGATTTCTCGGATTATTACGCACCGAAGCGAGCCATCAACCGCGACGTGACGTATTTCTATGATGCTACGGCGAAGCAGGGCGCGTCATACGCCACCACCGATGAGCGTTTCTATATGACCGTTATTGCTGAACTGGAGAAGCACGGCTGGAACGTGACAGCCATCGACATGGGTGCGCCGGAGAAGCACGACATCAAGCATAAGATTATAAACGATGGCTTGGCTCACCTCTCCTACCCTGCCATCCGCATCAACCAGCCGAACAACCCTGACCTTATCATTGCCATGCAGCTGTGTGAGGTACAGATTGCGTATAATGGTTTCCACAAAAATAAGAGTCAAGAAAAGAAGCCTGAGAGTGAAGACACGCTGCCCTTACAGCAACGTACCGACTTCACGGATGCCTTCGATACGCTGTATTTAGGTTGCAAGTTCTTCCGTGGCGGTGGCGGTTGGTTTGTTCTGCCAAGCGGAAGATAATGGGAGTTTTGCGTTTTGATATTTGCAGGAGAAAAGCGAAGGGCAGGCGTTATCACAACGGCTGCCCTTCTAAACAAATTGATTTAAGAAAGTGCTAATATTAAATTGTTTCGTTTTCTTCCTTCAACATATACCCATGCCATCATTCATCCAAATCCTCTAAACGAAGATACTTGCACTCGTCCTTTCGTTGTAAATACTGTTCTATATCCTCTTTCAATTTCTGCATTTCCACCTTGCTTAATACATAGCAACCTTCTTTGTCGATTCTTGATGGGATAACCTGCGGTGGAGTATCGTAGATAAACATACCAGGCAATATTCTGCCGCTTCCTGCTTTTACTTCAATACGCAAACGCTCCAATTCGTCAAGTATTGAAGACAAAGATGAGAATTTCTCTTTTTTGAAAGCTTCCGCTATGATGTCTAAGCGTTCTTTTGTTATGAACTTTACGTTTGTTTTGGTTTCCATTACAAATTGCTTTGTGGGTTGAGTCATATAATTACAAGAACACTGGCAGTCTGCGCCATACGCCACCATTCGGTTTAAACTCCTCCTGCCATTCCCGATATTCCACCTCAAAATTTACACCATAGGAGGCTATCTCTTTGAGAGGTAGGCTCTCAATATATTCTTTCTGCTGCTTGCGAATCATAAAGTCGTTAGGTGTGAGGATGATGCGGTTATTGCGGAGGCAAGCAGAGAACTGAAATATGTACTGCGGATTAGATAACATCTCCCTAATAACAGCATAATCTGAAATACTCTTCGGAGAGAAATTAATACCGTTCACGCCAGAAAAGAACTGTTCAGGGTAACGAAGTATATCTTCGTTTTTAAACATCGGAAAGCCTGAAGTGTAGATATAGACATATTCGATGTTATGGTATTCATAGCGCAAATGTGCGAGTATATCCATGAGACTTTTTACATAGAACGGATCGCCACCAGTGAGCATAACGGTATGTGCTGCCTTCAACTCCTCTACAGTCACCACAGGCACCGTATCGAGGTCGTACTGCTTGTTGCAGCACAGCGGACACGAGTTACCACACCATCTGTTAATCATCAAGTGTATGGCTCCCTTATCAGCTCCTGGCTCGTCAGTATATTTACGTTTTATTTCCATAATCACTATTTTCTTCCTCATCTTCATTATCGTCGATGAAACCTAAATGTTTTAAATTGCTTTCATTGATGGTGCCATCCTCCGTCTTCACGTCACAGTTAGTACCTTCAATATCAAAATAATCTATACTTTCTACGTTTTCTACCTCAAAGCCATTGGTAAAGTCAATGCTGCTTGTTTCTCTCATGGCAATTTCACTCGCTGTAGTTTCGTCTTTAGCGAGCACATAGACGGTGTGATACATAGCGAGCTCTACAGCATAAAGATTGTTCATCTTCTTACACTCTTCGCTGACAAAGCTATCAATATTATCCAGCGAAAGAATGGTGTCGTGAATTAAACATGAATAAACATCGTTAAATGCAGCGTCGATAGGGTGCAGACAGATGCTACCCAACACTTTATCACAATACTTATCTGTATAATCAACGGTAGCTACGGTTACAGCAGCCACAAGTTCACATTTATGGTAGCCTACAAACGAAATAAGGCGGTCTTCAATATCTACATCCACCGCTTCCATGCCAGCGAGAAACATCAGGCGTGTGGCATGTTCTATCAAGGTTATCGGAATTTTTTTGTCTTCAATAACAACGGCACCTCTACACTCGGCTAATTGAAGTGGGTAAGCATGCGGAAACTTTTCTATATCTACATCCTTCATTTCTCGTATGATGTCGAGAACCTGAGCACGTAGGTCAGACACCCAGATAGTGCCTTGTGTAACAGCCTTGTATCTCGGACTGAAGATAACGGGAGCTGGAAAAGCATCCATACGTTCATACTTTTCTTCTTGTAGACCGTATGCGTTCATATCGAGTGAAAGCGACCAATATTGATTGCCCAAAAAACACGTATGATTGCATACACGCGGTTCAATATCCTTACCCATCCACATGGGTTTGGCATAACGCATTATATTAAGTTTATCGCTCTCAGCAATAATTTCTATTTGATATTTACTCATTTCGCTTGTTGGTTTCGTTATATTATTTTACGTAGTGATCACTATGATTGTTATACATTTCGTGCCTGATGCCCATAATCCAGGAACGTAGGTTGATGAAACCTTGTTCTGTGTGGCGTAAATTTTCTTCACGCCATTCTGCATATTGATTATAGGTAAATTTATGCTCAAGTAAAAGAACCATCTCTTCAGGCGTAAGAAAATCGGTATCGCCAAAATCGCAAGTGCCACCAGGCTTCTCGCCTACCCAATACCAATTGCGCGAATTGTTAAACAAATGGCTGTTGATTAATTCGGCCAATTCATTACAGGCCCCTTTAAAACGCCATATTGCCAAAGCCACATTATCAATATCAATGGCTTTACCAGTCTTACTATTTTTCACTTTGTTCATTTCTATCACTCTGCAAGTTTAACTTTATGTCATCGTACATAGCCATCTCCACCTTCTCTCCATCATAATGGCCGAGGGCCAGGAGCTGCCCACTCTCTTCTGTGGCCTCCTGCGCCGAAGGAGCACTGGCACGAACTACGAAAATATCAAACTCTTTTATATAGTCGAGTTTTTCAAGAGGTAACGGCTGCATATCAGATCGCGCTTGTTGCCGGATGCGGGCAAGGTCGGCTTTTGTTAGCATGGCAAATTGCTTTTGCGCTTTTCGCACGGCCTCAGTCTCAACCTTTAGGCGGTAGGCATCATAGCCCTCGTTGATGAGTTGAATATTTTGCCACACAACCGCTTGATTAAGAAACTTCAAGAAGCCCTCTCTGCCCTCATTTAGTTTTATAATGGCAAGAGACTCTTCTATCAATAGTATTTTATCTTTGCGTCTCCATAAAACCATCCCTACTTTTTTAAAAAGATCAAAGGTGGTGACAATGGTAGTAAGGTCTTTCAACTTACTATACATTGGGTTTTTCTTTTTAAAAATGTTCCACATAATATATCTTTGTTTTAAATTGTTTCTAATAAAACTTCTTCTATTCATCACGAACCGAAGAAGAAAAACTTTTATAAAAAAATTGCAAACGCTGTGGCCTATTCATCACGAACCAGCACAGCAAAAAAAACTTAAACTGATACATATAATTGCTTTAATGCGTTATAAATCTCGTGCCATCGACTTCGAGCACAAGAATGTCGTTCACAACCCTTATCTCGCCACTCTCCACAAACTGCACCTTGCGCTGGTGGCGCAAGGTGTCAACCGAGAGACAGACGCAGATGCCCGTATCTACATGCCCCGTCTTTGTGAGGAACTTGATGTAAAACGGCATACGCTGCACGTTACGCGCCGTTTGGGGTGGGTTAAAGCCCGTAACACGCTGTCCCGTGCGAGGGTCGTTCCATTGCCACTTCTCCATATAGCGGCGAAGCTCGGTATAGGATTGTGTTATGCTCATTTTTGAATATTGAATATTGAATTTTGGTTTTTAACTACTCCCGTAACGGCGGAAACTCAAGGTGTATAAACCTATCAATTTCTCGGTCAATAATATTTTTTATACCTCCAGCAAACATCTTCTTTCGGTGACGCAGTACGTCTGGGAAAAGAATGTTCCGAAGAGGGTTGCCCCAGTCGGCTGTAGAACTTAATATGTAAGATGAATGAAAAATAAGCGTATAAGAAGCCAAACGCACCTCAAACTGCGGACGGTCGAACATCGGGCCACTTAGCGTTAAGGCCCTGTCTTTGTTGTAGAGCACCATGTGACTGCTCAGATTGTTCACATCGTCGCTTTGCGCAAAGATGATGCGGTCGGCATAATCGCCAAGGTGTTTTGTTATTAGAGAGTCGCACGAGCGATAGGTGGATAACACGAGATGAGTTATCCATCCTCGCTCAAAGCATTGCTCAAGAAACATGAATGTCTCTTGTTTAGGCTCAGGCATCGTGAGCACCATGACGTGAGCGTCTATCACGAGGTGGCTCACTGCCTTATAGAATTTCTCCACCGTCACGTCGCCATGAGTGTAAAATGTTAGCTGACGGTGAGGCGCCTGGTTGACAGCCTTGGGCAGTTTATTGTCTACGCAGCAAGGCGGAATGAAGAGGAGAGTATCGTCCATATTTGAATTTTTATTTTAATCGTTCAAGAGCATTGGCATGCACAATGTCATTACCTTTGGTGCCGGAGCATCGGCGGTAATTACTACGGCGTGCGAAGCGTCGAGCAACTGCATGCGTATGGTGTCCGACGGAATAGAGTTGATACAGGTTTGAAAGGATGTAGACTTCAAACCGATACGGAAGTTGTCTTCACACTGGGCATCGGCTATACACACCTGGTCTTCGCCCGACACAGCAAAGTCTATATCGCTGGCCGACACGGTGAGGAACAGACCGTTCTTCTTTATCTCAACGAGGTTGCTCGCATTGCTTGAGAACAGACTGACACGGCGCAGGATGTCGAGCATTTCCTTCTTGTCGAACACTACATAGAACGGATTCGACTTCGGAATAACGGCGTTGTAGTTGGGGAATTTGCCCTCCATGTGTTTGCATATCAGTTCGGTGTCGCCCGAGGTGAAGCGTATGGTATGGCCGTCGTTCTCAATGGTGATGTCATCACTACCATCGAAGGCCGAGAGTGTGCGAAAATAGTTGCGGTGGATAAGCATCTTGCTGGGGGTACCACCACGAAAGAAGTCGCTACCTCCCTTTGCTGGGTCGTTACTGTGCATCATCTTAACAAGAGTTTGTCCGTTTGTTCCAACAAATACTACCTCTGAACGGTCTTCGGCTACGTCGATGCAAAGACAGGATAGCTGCGGCCGAAGTTCATTGTTACAGACAAACTTATCGGCTGTGTCTACAACGGAATGAAACAGCGACATCGGAAGACTGATTACTGACGACTGCTCGGCTTTCGGCTGTACCATCTGAGGGTATTCATCGCCAAGGAAGAGGTACATCTGCGCCTTACCTGGTTTCACATTGTCCTCGCTGCTTGTGCAATATTCTACGGTGAACGACTGGCTGTTGTCGGAAATGTCGAAAGTAACCACACAATCGTGTAATGTACCTAACAGAGCGCTGAGCATCTTGATGGGCAGCACGATGTCGCGGTCGTATGTGCCATTACAAATGGTGAGAGGTGCCGGAATAGTGAGCTGTGCCTCGGTGGTTGATGATGTGAAGAAAAATTGTTCACCCTTGCGGGTCAACAATACGTTGTCGAGGATGGCGATAGCGTTCTTAGAACCAATACACTTTGCCGACTTGTTTAGGGCAGCGTGTAGGGCTTTGGATGATTGAGTTTGTAATTTCATTATATTAAGTTTTAAATTTAAGTTTTAAAATTAGAAAGGCAAGTCTTCATCGTCTGCCGGGTTGTAGCCGCCAAGATCGACTCCACTTGATTCTGCTGGTGCCACATATCCCGTAGCTGCTCCTGCTACGCCTACATTCGGTGTAGCGTATGGTGAAGGCTGCTGTGTTGCCTGTGGCTGGTAGAGCATAGCCAGACGCTTGTTCATACGCTGACGGATAGCCTTAAAGAGGTGAGTATTCTCATCGGTGGGGTCTTGGTTTACAATTTCTGGGTCGCGCTCTTTGTTGGCTTCTTTCACTTGCTCTACGAGCTTCGGAAATTTCCGCGCAATGTCCTTAATATAGTCAACCGAGAAAGACATCTGCATTTCGTGTGTCGGTACGGTCACGTTGCTGTCGCCACGCTCCATAGCAGCCTGGCGCACCTTTGCCTTGTACTGCTCATTGATCGGCCAAATGTTTACACGTAGCTTAGCCACTGTGCGTGTAGGATTTTTAGGAGCCTGACTCACTTTAATTTCGTTCAAGTCTGTGGGTATGCAGACATACACTCGTTCAGGGTTGTTCTTATCAATACCCTTAAACACCTGCGCTCCGTTCAAGGAGAGTAGTTCGAGGTTTCCGTTGAAACTTGCCATTTTGTTTTTGTTTTTATTGTTTATGTTTACTGTTTAAAAGAGTCTCGCCTTGCTGTCGTTCATATCGTCCATCGTGCGCACCTTATACCATTTCTTCACTCGGTTCTTGGGTGCATATACCTTTGACAGCCCGATAAAACTACTACAAGCGAGGTGCAGCGGACTGATGTTTCCGCCAAACAGAGGTGAGCTCTCTTCTCTGCAACTGCATTTTATGTGATCGTAGGAAATGCAGCTTTCGCATCTGGGGGGGGGAATGTTCGCATAGCGTATTATATTATTTGAATTTTGCTTTAGAAACAAAAGAAGGGCGTACCACTTCAAAATACTCTATTTGTTCAATATCGTCAATAGAATAACTCTCGATGCAATATTCGTCGAAGTACTTGCTGGGCTCTTTCCCTATTGGATAGTCCATAATGGTATTTCCTTCTGCATCAATCTTGTCATAGTCTACATAGCGACCTTTGCATGGTGTAAACTTGTCAATGTTTTTAGGGGTGAATACCAACAAAACATCAGAACAAATAATCCCATTCAGCCGGCGAAAATCCTTTTTAGCCTGTTCTTGACCACCAATCCCGAAACAGAATCCTTTTGCCGTACTTGCTGTACCACGAATTTTGCTGTTGTCAGTAGTATTCTTTAATATCTCTCTATGAAACAACATAGATATTTCAACAGAAGACATGTAACGATATAATTTCATACGCTATAAACATTTTAAGTTATACATTGTTTTCTAATCAAAACGGCATATCCTCCTTTATATCCGGCGCAACAGCCGTAGCTGTTGTAGCCGCCGCAGGTGGTGCCATTCGCCTACCCTGCTTGCGCGTTTTGTTGTTCTCCCAGCGTTCCTTCTCCTCGTCGGTGAGCGTGATGATGTTGCCATCGTCGTCGCGATAAGGCAGAGGATCGGGCTGCTCGGCATATTGCTTTGCAATGCGTTTGAGCTCTCGATAATCCTTCGGTATCGCATCCTTGCCAGGGCGGAAGAAGAAGAACACGTGCTTTGACGTTTGGAGATAGCGGATGAACTTCGGCTCAATGGTGTTGTCATTCTCCCACTCACGACCAGTGAAGTATTCCTGCGTAACCCATGCCTGCAGCTTGAAGCACTTGCGCTGTTTGTCGCTCTCGTTCTCGAAGAGGTGTTTTGGGTTACACGTTATCGACATATTCTCGCAATAGTCGTATATCTTCTTCTTGAAGGTAGCACGACTATACTCCTTACTCTTACCTTCAGAAGCATCTGCCCAGTCGCGCATAAACTCATTGAACATATCATCCGTACATATCGGCACACCGTAAACCTCATTACGAGAGAAAAACCATTCAAAATAGCGCACGATGCTCTCGGTGAGCTTCTGCACCATCTGGCGGCGGCGCACATTGCCTTGCGGTGCAATGGCAAAAGTGTGATAGCGCATCAAGAACTGCACTGCTAAGGCGCAGATGTAAATGGCTTGGTTGCGGTCGGTGTCGGTCAGTTTTTCGGGATTAGGGTCGAAGTGTTTCATCAGTTCCGACGGTGATCGTTCTGGTTGGTTTTTCTGCTGATTCTCTCGCGCAAAACGGTCGGAGAAGCTAACCAAAGGGAAACGGCCGATGGTCGAGGGGTCGTCATCGCTCAAAGGACTGTTGCTTGTGATAACATGAATGGGCGAGTCGTCCATCTTCAGACCTACAGGGTCGCCAAATTTCTTCTCTACCTTTGTGCCTTGAGTAACCTTATTGTAGAAGTACTTCATAGGGAAACTCTTCTGTTTGTCCTCCCAATGCACCACTCGATACTTGCCTGGATATAGAAGCAAATCGGTGAGGGCAAATTTAGCATCGGTGACTATCATAAAATCCTTCATATCCACTGGCAGCACGTTTACAGCCGAGCCTACCACTGTGTTCACTAACACCGATTTACCCGAACCACCTGCTGCCTGTTTTTCGTCGGGAATATTGTCTTCCAAAAGATAGGGAGCTATGTTCTTCATTCCTTCCCATGAACGGAAGCACAAACGTCCGATACACGAAAGCATATTGGCGAAATGAGCGTTCATCACGGCTTTTTCATCCTCGGTGAGTTGCTCTTTGTTGCGCTGTGCTTCTTTTTCTCGTTCCCAGAGTGTATTTGAGAATCCGCGCACGATACGCAGGATAGGCCAAAGGTCTTTTTCTTGCTGTCCTTGCCAGTTTACATCCCAACGATAAGTTTGCGCCCATTCCATAAGGTCGCCACGCATTTGTTTTATCTCGTCGTAGCTGAACACTGACGACCCGTCCTCATTCTGCATCTTCTCTTTTTTGTCTATTGCTTCCAGTCGGTCGCGGTATTCCTGTCGCTCAGTTATAGTAAACGGTGTCTTAAAGACTCGCATCGTGAAGTCATACGGCTTCTTGGCAAGCGAGGGAATAAAGAAATTGATGTCGTCATACGACACCGTGCGGATGCTATCGGGCGTTATCTTCAATGCCACATTGTTGAAGTAGAAATACTCTGTCTTGGCATCAAACGCAGCAGCAAAGTTTATCACCATGCTCTGCAAACCTCCGGCAGACTTTTCCGTGAAGGCCTTATCCACCATGTTTGCACAGTCGGACATCAAGCGTCGCTCGTTGTCGCTATGTCGCCATGCCTGTTCTATATATTCCAAAAGCATTGTCTTTGCTGCCTGGATGATACTCTTTGCGTCGATATACTCCACGAAGCATTTGTTCAGGTGGATATACTGTCCTACGAGGTCGGTGCTCTCAGGGTCTATCATTCGATAATATCCGTGAGCGGTCATAAAGAGCCACAATCGCGTAGGCGATACCTTGCAGGTAGGTGGTTTGGGCTTTCCACTTCGAGGATCACGCGGATATTCTATCTCAAAAGGTTCCGTGTTCCTGGCTCCACGCAATCGGGAGTAAAGCGGCAGACGCACATCATGGTCGAACTGAAAATTCTCTTCTGCGTTCATGGTGTATGTCAGCAGATAGTCGCGCACGCTTCGGGGAGAGCTGCCATATAGCCATTGCCAGCGTCGGCAATAACGTGAGCGGAAACCTTCGGGCAGCATTGCATAATACAACGTACTGAACTTGGTGCATATCGCTCCACAGTCGCGCTGTGAGGCAATGTCGTTAGGGTATAGGATGATGACGTGCTCGGCAAAGCGGTTCATCTTCTGATATTGCACAGCACTGAAATCAAGATTCTCCCGTTTCCACTCGCCACGTTCGATATACCAGAAGTTTCTGCGACCAATAGAGAACGCAACATGATACCAACAGAAATCTTGGAAATGCTGGTCTTCTATCTTGTCAAGGCGCAGGGAGCGCATGGCATAATACACACTCAAAGCGTCTTCGGGGGTGCGACAAAAAACGATGTTTCGAGCCTTTATCTCGGCAGTGGGTATCTTCTTCTTTTCTTGCTTGAACGTACCCTTGCCCACACCGTCCTTGTCTTCACGTTCCACCCATTTTTCCTTCTTCTCGGTGTATTTTTCCGTTGGCTCAAACTTCTGTATAGCAGCATGAACGGCTGTATTGTCGCTCTTGCGCTGATCCATTGCATATACAAACACGTTGTCGCCCATAAGCCACTTGCTCACCTTCCTCACGCTGTGCTCCTCGGCGGTAGAGAACACTATCGGCTCACTCCCTGCCATTGCCGGACGGAAGAAGCATCCGTATGAGTTCTGTGGGCCTATCTCTTGAGAGGCAAAGCATACGAACAGCGGGTTCCAGGGTGTGCCATGAATTATTTCGCTCACATGCTGCCCGTCGCGTATCACGTCAGGCAGCGTCACGCTCAGAAGAGAATAGATACGGAAGTCTTTGTTGAGCATGTCGGGTGTAAACGTACTGCCAAAGCCGAAGCGAGGCAGCCCCCTGTCGAGCGTCACCTCACACCCAAGAGCAGCAAGCTCTTGTGGCGAGAAGTCGGTCTTCGGCATGAAAGAGAATGTCTCGATGGTCTGCTGTGCCTGAGTACGGTAGTCCATCTTGGCAAACACCTCTGGGAAGGCACGGCGCACCTCGTCGGTATCGCCATACACATCCCTTACGAGTCGTTGGCAAATGCGCTGAAGACTATATCCGTGCATCGGAAGGTTCATCTTGACTGCGTACAGTTCGATGGCTCCGTAGCCTGTTTTGCCCGTGCGGGTGCATTTCCATTTCACGGCACCATGCTCTGCCATTCGGTTGTCGTCAACGCCCACGCCAGAATACAGTCCCCCTCGCTCATTCTCGTAAATAATGAAGTGAGGCGTCTGCTTGACATCGGCATCCGCGTCCTGTCCATTCTTGCAGATAGGACAGAAACACGCGGTCTGACCTTCGATGCGCTGCTCATTTGCAGGCTTTACAAGAAGGTGCAGGTCGATGTTAGCGAGGCGATTTATGATAGGATGGAAGAACATAGTGTATAATTTTAAAAGTGACAGCCGACGATGTGCCAAACTTCTTTCAGCCGCGCCAGTTCTCAGGCTTAAATTCTTTACTGGCGAGGATTTATAGGAGGGCATTGCTGCTACCTCCATCGTCGTGCTGTCCTTTACTTATTAAAAAAGGAAGACTGGCGGTGATGTTCCTACATATTTAACAAAGCAGTCGCTCCGACGCTCTTAACTCCATATACGACTGTTGTCATATACAACGAGACGTTACCGTTCCCGTCATCACCGCCAAGGTCTTTCTATTTTTTTGTTTTACATTTGTTTTTGTTTACTATAAGTTCAGAAACGTTTCCGTGCGAAAGTGTCGTATGGTGCAGTTAGCCAAGTTCTTCATGCAGCTAATCAGCATCAGCACAAACTCCTTAAACGAGATAAAGCTCTCGTTTAGGCCGATTATCTCCACTGCCACACGCCAAAAGCATTTGCCGTTCTTCACTCGGCATGAGTGCTCATTCTTTATGATTATATTACCTATATTTCCCTGCATCATCGTAAACAACTTCTGACACACGTCTTTTACTAAAGCAAACGGCGCGTGGAAAAGCAACACTTTGTTGTCGCTGTCATAATCGCGCACGGTCTCCGTATAAGCTATACGGTGTAGATATTCTCGATGCGTAGGTAGTCCTTGCCTTTTGTTCTGACGATTGGGAATGTAGGGATAGTTCAGATATTCATGGTTAGACATAGTTTTACCCTTGATGTTTCAAACATTGCAGGTGCTTCATCATCTGCCATGTGGAATATATACTACGTTGGCAATCATAGATCGGTTCATGCACACTACCCTTACCTTCATATTCATCTACAAGTTTATATGCAGCTTTCTCGTCAAAAATATCTTCAGCAAGCTCGCATATTATGCGAGCACCCTCAAGGTAGAATGTACGATGATCGCGGAAGTGGGTATAATTGACAGAAAAATCTATATGATACTTATAACAGATGTTGCGCAAGATAGCAATGTCAAAATCAGAACCTTGCGACCAAAGATAAATATCTTTCTCACCTTTGTCTTTTTTGACATCTTCTATCCAATCAAAAAAATCTTTTACAGCAACCTCAATAGGGCGACAAGGTAAATCATAACCATCACTGCTCAACACCGACGCTTTTACATCGTCACTCTTAGTTTCCCACCATTCTGCGGTCTTACTATCAAACGTGAAGTTGTTGACGAACATACCACGAAGATCAATATGGCACGCGAAGGAGCAAGAAGGGTCTTGCACGTTCTCTTTTAGCTGAAAGAATGGCGTTTTTATGTTATTGCGGTCCCAAGCCATGGCACCTATAGACATAACTGCTGCCGTAGGACATAATGCGCAAGTCTCAAGGTCAAATGTAATATCAAGCATATTTTTAGTATATATTGGTTAATTATTAGCAACATCAGAAGTAAGAAGTTTCTTTATACCCTCCCTCTCCCATGGCTTCCAGTTTTCCGATTTGAAACGCTTTATCACGGTTGCAGCACTCATCCCTCGCTCATTCATATAAGCAATGAACTTGTTGCACATTCCCGCGTTTACGCGCTTTAAGCACGAATAGAAGATGCCAGGTTCGTTGCTATGCGCCAAAACGTATAAATACCCTTTGTCGCCATCCACCATCTGCGGATCATTCTCGTCTACATATTCCAACAAAGAATGTGACACGTCGGGCAATAGTAAGAATTGACGTTTACACTCGTCAATGCCTTCAATCTCCCATCCTGAAAAACCATTCTGAAAGAAACGGAGGTAGAAAGTGGAGAGCTTAAAGCCCTTCTTTGCCAATGCAACATACAGAGCCCTTTTGTCATCAACGGTCATATCATCTATCTGCAACGATGCGTATGGTTTGGTGATTTTTTCAACGATTTCCTTGGTCATCTAATTCTTATTTCTTAAATTTGATGCAAATATAATTCTTAAAATTGAAACAACCAATTCTTACTATTGATTAAATCAATAGTTTTGCATTTTTTAATATTTAAATATTTTGTATTAACACTTACAGTTATGAAGTACGCGTACAATTTCTCTTTTCTAAGTGAATGGCTTGAGGCAAACCCTGAGATTCCAAAAGGCGAGATTCTGCAAGCCCTCGGAGCCAAGTCTAACAATCGTTTTAAGGCGTGGGTTAGATGCGAAGGACCTATGCCCATTATTAGTATGCTTCGGTTCTGCAATGCTTTTCAGATTCCACTTTCTGCCTTCTTTCGTGATGCCGAAGCGGACGCGGACGGTGCCGTTGTGCCTGTTATGCCCACAGCAAATGACATACTTGAACCTGCTCAGGGCTACGCAAGCAGTTCTGACGAGCGTCAGCACGGTGAGCGTTCTATCCTCAATCCAATGGACGTGCGTATTATTCCGTCGGTGGTGCCAGGAATGGTGACGAAGCCGAGAGAGAAGGACAATCCGCAAAAGTCAGAAATTCCAGTCGACAATACCGTTGAAGAAAAGGGCGCAACTCCAAAAACTAACGACAATGTTAGTGACGCTAATCTTGCAGCTATCGTGGAATTAGAGAACAGGCACATGGATCAACAGCGCCAACTGCTAAATGTTATTGCCGAACAGCAAAAGCAAATAGCCTACCTCACTCGTATGCTCAACGAAACGAAACGCTACAACAACATAAAATTAGGCGAGGGCTATATGGTTGCCGACCATCCTACAGAAGAATGATATATAAACAAAAAAGCGTTACCTATCCTCGCGGACGGGTAACGCAAAAACTTAAAAGTAAAAAATCTAATTATTAACCAAATTTTTCTGTTTTATTTCTGTTCGTTGATGGCTGCCATCTTGCGACGATAAAACTCTTTTTCTTCTATCTTCGTGAGTGTCATGTCGGCGCTTACATACGGAATGTCGGCATACCAATAACCTTGATGCAAGAACACAATGGGCGTGCTGTTGCCAAAGGTCATAGGCAGGGGCAGATTGTCTTTCGTGCGCTTCGGCTGTAGGTTGAGTATGCCAAACAGTTCTGCCTCACTCACGACTGGCAGGGCATCCATCTCTTTCTCTAAGTCGGTGCCTTCGATGGGAAAGAAGAACACACGTCCGTCTGGCAATACTTCCTTGTCCCATCCGTCACGTTCAGTGGGGTCGGCAAACTCCACGGCTCCCACTCCACCTGCCATACCAGCAGGCGATTCATAATAGCTCGAGCATCCTTGTTTTTCTACCCATTCACGCGCCTTTTCTTCTGCTTTCTGACAACGGTGCATGAATTTATGTAACTCTTCGCCTACCTTTGTTGTAGCCGAAATCTTGTAATAATAATGAGGTTTCTTCATTTCTATACTTATTAATCATTAATTATTAATTCAAAAATCGTTGCGCGGTATATATAACTGGTTCTCCACATTCATCATCCTTCATCTTAAAGCCTCTCGCAGCCAACTCCTGAAGGTACAATGCCAGCGGGTCGCCCAGCGGACACACCACTGCCTTAAAGTACGAGCGAAGCTGATAGTCGGTGAACATGTCGCAGTCTTCACGCCAATGGTCGAGCGGCTTGTATTTCTCGCAGAAGGCTTCTATCTTTGCAGGGATAACGAAGTCCTGTAGCGTCACTTCCGGCTGCTCTGAGATTTCAACCATTCCTCTGTCTTGTCTTTTAGCCATGATAAAAATCCTAAGATATATAATAATACAAATGCCCAAAATGCAAGCTCCTTCAGAGCTTTCCACATGAAGTCTTTAAAAGAAATGTCTTTTATCTCTTTTGTGTTCTTCTCCTTCTCCACACCCGTGCTGTCCTTCTTCGCCCAGTGGGTGCCGACGTTCAACTTATTACTCAACACAAGGCTGTCTATCGTGTGCTGCATCCGTGATATTGTCTCTTCCTGGTGCTTCATCCGTGCCTTGTATGTGGCGTTACGCTCATAGTCGACCTTACGGTGTACGGTTCGGTCGGTGGTGGTGGTCTTGTTGCCATGGACATCCGTGCTCTCAGTCACTCTCTCGGTAATAGTTTCCTCGTTGCTGCCCTTGTCGGTCATGGTGCCAGTGGTGTGGCTCTCGTCCGTGGTTGAAACGGCGTTGCTATCCGTTTTTGTTTCTGTTTTTGCCACGCTGTCATTAACGATGGCAACGGCGCTATCACGCTGTTGCTCACTACTCCCCTGCTCCACCTTACGTGAAGCAGCACAGCCCATAAGCATGATTACAGCCATAAGCCATAACATAACTGATTTGATTTTTCCCATATATATGTCTTATTGATTTACGCCTGTAAAGTTAGAAAAAGTAGCTTACATCAAACGGACATACTAAAACACCGCCTACCCTTGGGAATGGGTAAACGGTGTAAATCTATTTATTTTTTACAATCTTATATTTCAGGAATAATTTTTTGCCGAATATCTTAACGGCGCATTTTTGCACATGGGTCAAAACAGCAACATCATCGAAGTGCGTCTCTATCATTGTAGATAAAGCTTTATTCATTACTTCTAAACAAATATACTTACCATCATACGACAAGAACCGAGCTTTCCGCAAGTCGGCTGCAAGGTCTTTGTCTATCAAGCACAAAAACTGCTGCCATTCCTTTTCACCTGGTTTCACTTCCTCAGCTTCGGCAAAGGCAAAAGCCTGCTGTCGCGTTTCCGGCTTGACGCTATGCTGCTTTATCCACTGCTCCATAATGTAGAATACGAAATCCTCCATAGTGCCACTCCATCTATGTGGCTGCTCTACGGCCTTGGGCACTCCGTTATAGGCATACGTTTTGAAATCGTTCCAAAGGTCTTCGGGAACTTCAGAAACAAACGTTTTGAGCCGTTCTTCGTCGAGTGTGGGATATAGCGACATCAGCTTAGCGCACAAACGCTTTTCTGACGAACCACGATGAAGTTCCAAGTCTCGTGCCACACCCAATGGCGTGCGCTTGATATGAAACTTTATCTTTTCAGGATTGCCTCGTTTTGTGCTACCTCTATAAATAGGTTCATATCCTTTTTTATCGGGGTCGATACACGACAGCATTATCTCTATCTTGTTTTCCTCGCACAGCCGTTCCATGTCGCCACGTGCTACATCCAACACCTGTTTTCTAAACTGTGAGAATTTCTGATATTTCTCAGTAGTCACAACCTTTGCGGGTTGAACATCGTCGATTTTCTCAACGTCTACTTTGAACATGCCCAAAGCCTCTTTTATTTCACGATAATCTATAACAGGGTGCATCTGTCCTTTGCTCGCATACTTCATCAACAGGAAATAAAGACGTGACGTGTAAGCCGAATTGCAGAAATAAGCTATTCGCTCAAGATGATTGAAATATCCGTCAGCCATATCAAACACGGCTTTAGCAACTTCTATGTTTATCGTAACCTCGATATATCCGTCACGTCGAAACTTACGCAATTCCTGTCCGTCCTCGTCTATCTTTGTGCAGCTGTCTCCCGAATAGTTGAAGTCTTCGCCTTCTCGAGATGTAAAATTCTTCGGGGTAAAAATCTTACTGAAGATAGGCATGTAGTCCTCGCCTTTTCTAAGTCCTGTTTCCGAATCAAAACGAGGAAGATGAAACTCTATTTTCTTCATTTGATTTATCACCTTCACCGTCTCGTCATAATGACTGCTATCTATGCCGAAGTCAGCCAAACGCAAACGTATCGGTCCCATCTTCAACAGGTCTTCTTTCGTTATAGCTCCATTAGGACGTTCTTTGCTCAAATAGCGGTGTTCGTTCAAAAACTTAGCAAAATGGTCTTGCAGTCGTCCGCTTACCAACAACATGACATCCTGTTGTATGAGGGAATAGCTTTTAGCGTATGATGTATAGTTGACGGGGGTGTTTATCCAGCGCAGTTCATTCAAAGCAAGTTGAAGCTGGCCTTCTTTATCTTCTTTTTTCGCTTTCTTTGCCATACCTACGTTTTTATTTACTTAAACCTACGTTTTTATGTA